CGTTAATTCCATTCTTCACATTAGCAACAACAATTGGGGCCAATGTTGACCAAGCTCTTTTGTATGCTGAATCAAGTTACAAAACTTATTTGGCTACAGGTCAGTTGCCTGAATAACCATTCGTAGGCTGTGTAGCCTAATTTGAAGGGTTTGGTTTAAACTTCGTTTCCGTATCGGATACATCTTTTCCTCGTGAGTCATGTTCCCATTCAAACGTATTTGATGGTATCATCATTTGTCTACCTTCTATAGTCACGCATATCCCCCGACGCCATATGTCTAACTTGTTCAGTTGTGGCATCTATTGTTTCTTTATCTGTCATACGTGTTATTTGTTGAGTTTGAATTAACACGTTAATTCCGTTTAACGATTTAACTCTTTGGATATACGAATCAGCAACCGCCTTTGAATCTCCGTCGTCTGGAGTCTCAACAATAGTTGAGGTTATGTTATTATCTCCCAATGTCTTTTGGATAAGATATGCTAGGGATGATTTACCGGCCCCTGTGGTTCCCTGTATTACTATCTGAAGTTCTTTCATTCTTATAATTTACTATCGGGATTCAATCTTGTCAACAAAAAAGGGAGTCATTTCTAACCCCCCTTGTGTTATTTTAAACTATTGACCGACTACTTAGTGTCAAGATTGAATAGAAACGGTGTTCCTGAATTCCCATTGCCACCAACTGTCAGGAAGTTTGGAACTTCACCATTCCACGACTTAGAGAAGTTCAAGATAGCTTCAGCCTGCATCCGTTTGATTTCAACATCAACTTGTTTTGAACGAGCTTCAGCGGCCTGAGCGAATTCCTCTGCTCTCTCACGTTCGTTTCGAGCAATACTCAATAGACGTTCATTCTCTTGGAGTTGAGCAATCTTATCTTGTTCAGCCTGTTGAATCTTCATTTCAGCGATGTAAGCATCGTTAATCGCTTGTTGAATTTCACGGTCTTCATAGGTTAGACCTTCTGACAAACCAAATGATGTAATTGTGATGTCAAATCTCTTATACTTTTCTGTGATCTGTATCCGAACCGAATCAAAGATTTGATTCTTTTCTTGTTTACATTTTTCCAATTCGCGTCCACCAAACTCTTCTGACAACATAGATTGAATGTCACCACGAATATTTGAATCGATGATAGACGCCAAACTCTTTGTTGGATAGTAGTATAGGAATGTCGCCGTATTAGGTTCTTCAACCATACCTGTAATATTAACACCGAGCTTGAATCCAATACTATCTTGTGATTCAGCAGAAACAGCAGCAACTATCACTATTCTCAACTTGAGCGACAGCTGCTTTATTTTGAACTACTGTCGAAGTAGCCGGAGTTGCCTGCCAGGCTGTGAACAGTAACGCGAGAAGTATCACAGTTACAAATATTTTGATTTTCATGTCGTTATTATGTTATAGGTTTTCTAAAAGTCAATCCTTATTTAGAGTTTTATTCGTCTAAGTGGTCATTGATCGTGTTTGCAAATATTTGTTTCAACTGAGGCGAAAACTTATACTTTTCAGCGTTGATTTCAAGACTTTTTCTGATATCACCGTCTTTGTGTCGTTGAGTAGCAGCTTTCCAATCACAAATCATTTCAATCAGATCGACTAGAGACATATCATTAACGCCGTTTTCCCAGTGTTCCGTATGATGTCGGTTGCTGTCATAGTGGTGTGTTGTAGCCACTTTGACTTTTTCCAACAAATTCTCATACTCAACACTTCCATATGTAGTCTTACCAAGCAGTTCCGTATTCACTGCGAATATCGAAAGTTCAGGTTCTTCAAATTTACTATCATCATGTCGCTGACCACGTTCGATGAGTTCGTGGACGAATAAGTTTAAGTTCATTTGAACTTGACGTACGTGCTTGTGAGTCTCGTTCCTACAATTAAGTTCTTGTGTTTTATTCATGATTAATGTGGATTTATTGTGTATGAGTCTAATCTTTCGTATCCTTCAGGCAATTTCTGCCATTTGAACAACTTTCTCCGTCTACAGTTAGTAGAGAATTCCCTTGCTTCAGAGTCACCCACTTTATGTTTTATAGGTTCAATAACTTCCTCTCGTATAAACATGTAACTTAAAATCATCTTCAAAGCTTGTAGATTCGAAATCTCAGTTTTACAACCACACGCATCTGAACAACAAGGTTCTTCGATTGTCGGTGACTCAAACACAGTTCCCTTCATAACATCGATAGGTTCCGTTGGAATCGGAACGTCTCTGCAATCGTCTGGGAATTTGTAATATTCTTCTTGTTCGTTTTTTTGTTTCATATTATTTTTTGTTTTTAAATCGTGTATCATTAAGTTCCAGCAGGACGATTAAAGAAAACATTAAACTTTCTCCATTGTCTCCGTCGCCGCCGTGTTTCCAACCAAAGTAATCATCACCAAACATTCTGTCAGATTCCCAGCGTCCCACACAATGCCATGTTTTTCACATTCTTCACGTATAGTTTGTAACTCTACTGTATATTCCACATTAACAATCTCCGGTGTTGGAATACAAAACTCCGTTCCCTTTAACTTTAATCTCATCTACTGATATGTCTCTATTGTCAGTAAGCTCAGTCAACTCTAACTCCGATCTGACAATTTCTATAGCATCAGATTCGTTCTTCGCGCGAACAATTATACAAACTCCTGTGGATAGCCTGAGCCCTTCATATTTGTATATTCGATTCATTATAAAACCCTTTCCCAGTGTTCGATTGTAAATTCATCCGTCTCGACGAAGATGCCTTTTCTGCCAAACAAATCTTCAAAATCGGGAAAGAATGTATCGCCTTCACACTCTCTGTGCACTCGCGTTAGATACAAGTCAGTACAATATGGTAAAAGAAGTTTATATATCTGAGCACCGCCACACAACCATACATCCCTCTGGTTTGTAACATCCTGACTGTTCTCAATCAATTTAATATCATCCATTATAGCATCAACCGATTTGTTCCCCGACAATTTGATTATGGTTCTTCGTGGCAGCTTCCCAGGCAAAGACTCCACCGTTTTTCTACCCATGATTAAGGTCGAATCCAAAGTACATTCTTTGAACCATTTAAAGTCCGCTGGAATATGCCAAGGTATTCCACTATTGTTACCGATCACTCGGTTTTCTGACATTGCTGCTATTGCTTTCATATGATTCAATCAGATACGATATAGACTCAAATGTCAATTTAAAATAAGTTATTTTCTAACTCTTTCCACATTATTTCCCACCAACAATCGTTTTCATCTTTGCAATTCTGACATAATGATTTCCAATTCAACTCTTCGTCGGAATAGTTCGTGTTCTGTCGATATCTCAATACACCGTTGTGATTATCACACCATTCACATTTTAAACGTTTCTTATATTTAATCGTCATTTATAGATTGGAGTCTTCATATCATACGGCCAACGAAATTCATAACTATTTGGCGTTGTCAATGGCGTCTTTCAAAACTTCACCAAGGCCTGCTCCTCCATTATAAAAACCAACAAAGTATGTAATCGAATCGTCGTTCTCCAAAGTTGATTCTATGAAACCACCGTCATCCAAATCTGTATCATCGGCTTTGTAAAAAACGCCATTGTGTTCTACATATTCATAATAACGACCAATCTCTTCACAATACAGTTCTTCAAACGAATCGTAGTCATAACAACATTCCTTTTTCAGAGATACGTAATTCGCGTCAAAACACAGTTGTTCAAAAAACTCTTCAATAGTTTTCCCTTTTAAATCGACAGTAACTAACTGTCCTTTATGATATTCCATTTCACTCATCGTCAATTAACTTTCTAAGTTCTCCTTTTCCATAGCACGTAGTAACGCTTCCAATCTTTTTATGTTGTAATCGTTATTCATTGTTATTCATTATTTGAGATTTAAATTTAAACAAGGTTTCATGGACCTTATTGTATTCATCTGGTTCACAGTTATTGTAAACGTAATTCAATACAGCCGTGATAGAATCCTCATACTTGGAATCCAATTTCCGCTGTAGTTCGTCCAGAGTTTTCAAGTCTTTCAATACCGAAGGCGAATCAACTTCCACAAGAAATTCTCTACATTCGTCTTTGTGGGAAAAATGAGTCAGTCGGCTGAGTTCTTGAATAAACTCTCGCATCCTCTGATTGTCATGTTCTAATCGTAATTGTGTATCTGTTTTCATTTTCTGTGTCTAAATGATTTCTTTTTATCGAAACCAGCAGCTTCTATTTTTGTTATATCGTTCATTTCAGGTATGTGTGGTTCCACACTACCGATACATGCCATGATATCTTGAACCATTGTGTAAGGGTCAAGGATTTTCATAATATTAGTCTGATACCGAAAACATGGATTGATATCAATTCCACGGTCGTGAAACCAAATGATAGGTCCATACTTGACACAAAGATCATTAAACTTTGCGACATGTTCACCCCACTTGTATTCACGAAAGTCTCGTACCCCAAACGGACGGATTTTTCTAACGTCTGATATTGGTGGCTCACGGTATGAATGTACTGTTTCTCCTATGAAGTTTGAGTCAACTTTATGATGGTATTGATATACCTTACCACCAATGATAAGAGCATCAACACTCTCTGCATTAACTCTTCCAATACCACAGCTAATTCCAAAAGAAAGTTCTCTACTTACTTTATGTAGTTCGCCTGGAGTACCATCGTTTCTACGTCCCCATTCAATATGATCACGTTCGAATACAGTCTTTGGGTCACGATACTGATGTGCCACAAAGTCGTAGTAATCTTTGAAGTCGGAGTTAATTATCATGTCCTTAATATAACAGACATACCCACACGATGTCAACACTTTTTTTTAACTCGCCGGAATTAGAGTTTTAAAGTAATGGATATCAGGGTCTCCTTCTATCAGATAATCCAAAGTTACATAAAATCCACTTGACCCATAAGTTGTAATAATCGAATTGATAGTACATTCTTCAAGTTCATCATGAATGTCATCTCTTATGTTAGTTTCTATTGACCATAAAAGAAAATCATCTACGAGTTGGAATATGTATTTTTTTAACACATCTTCAACGATTCTTTCTATATCATCGTGTATCGATGGAACATTGTGACGAGTATGTTTAATCCTCATGACATTTTAATTTTGTGTTTCTTATGGGTAGACGTATCATCTGTATAGAATATCCCATCAACACTACAGTCGGTGACAACAAAACTTAAGTTTAAATCAAACCATGTGTCAGTTCTATACAACGTTACAGTCAAACCTCCTGTGGAAATATATCTTGACCGACTATTAACCACATCATTTAACAACTTTTCAGCAGTCTGTCTTAGACCTGTTACAGTTGGAATTCCTCTCCCTGACCACATCCAATTCGTGTCATGCATAACCTTATGAACTCTATCAAAATCAAAAGTATCCATTATATCTTGGATTCTATCGTCAACACTTTCCTTAAAGTTCTTCATTTAAAGTTCGTCTACCATCATTTGAATTACTGCTATCATAAAAACCCACAATAGTGCCGTTAAAACAACCATAGACATTGCGACTGTAACAGCAAGACCAACCATCATCGGATACCAAGGAATTAGAACGACAGCCCACGGCCACGTTATAACCGAACACAGTTTAAGTATTACAAATGTAAGTCCCGTAAGGAACAACGCCAGATTTGTTGATATCGATATTTTCACATTAAGTTGTTCGTATAGTGTCTACGAAATCCTCCACGGTTTTAATTTCCTTGAACTTAGTTACCCCATCAATCACAACCGCACACTCTAAGCTAGCCTCTCCCATTTCATTATCATAAACGAACCAACCCACGTCATCGGGTGAAATATCATGTCTCTTAGATAACATGTCACACGCAAAATCAAATGACATGTAGACTGCCTCAAACATAGGACTTCCGGAAGTCTCAACAACTTTGTCGAGCACTTCAAAGTTATAGTCCAGAGACAACTTGTGACCACATAGAAAATTAAGATCGTTGATAAGTTCTTGTTTCGTTGGTTTCTTTAAATGTTTTATTTTCATATTCTTATTATTTATAGTTTGACTGATTATAAGTATGTGTCAATATATAAATATTATGAGAGGGTATTATAATCTATCAAGGCCGGAGATTGCTTTTTTATGTGCAATGTTTAGTGAAGTTAAATTCAACAGAGTTTCTATAACGAATCCAATAACTCCGGAACGTCTGAAGTTCGTGAAGGATAAGTTTATTACAGGATGTCTAAAGGCGCTTTTAAAACACCCAAAAACTAAACTGGATGAGAAGTCTATAAGAACAGTCGAACGGATTCTTAAAAAGAACGTCTTGAATGAGGTTGTTATAGAAGACTTTGAGGGAGATTGAGTTATTCAAAAGGGTTCTCTGGGTTGGTATCACCTTCGAATTGAAGATTGTATTTTTTGTATTCTTCTATCTTATGTTCCTTAGAACTACTATTCACATCTGATACACTGGTATTGTGGTTGGCTTGGATTCTGTAATCAACAACACTCTGACCGATGGTATACATGCTGACAGCACCGTTCATTGTCGCTAATGATACAGTAATCAAATTTACTATCGAAGCAGCAGCAGACGGTATTATTGCTATCGTTACTAAACCAGCGATGGTAAACACGGTTGTTAATATAACTGCTACAACAAATGCTGTAAACTTTTTGCTTCTAAAATGAACTCTATTCATATTCTATAATTTCCGGTTGAACTTCTGTTAGGTCGGGCATTACCAATTCGATGCCTAAATCGTCATCGTCATCGTTTGGTTCGTTTGTTGTGGCACAAGAACCCAACAGTAACATGGATATTATTAACAAAGAGCGAACCATGACGAATCCTTTTCTTTTTGAGTTAATGATATAATCTTTCCATTCTGGGGTTCGAAGAACAACAAACCATTTTTGGTAACGATAAAATTGATAGCGTGGCCACCTACATCTGTCTGGTCGAAAAACATTATTCCTACAGCAGTACCTTGGACCGTGTCACCATCAAGTCGAGCGCTCATTGTTTTTGCGTTACATATTTGAACAAAAATGAAAAACAGAATGGAAAAATTGTCACAGTCCCAATAGGATAACCACAACTCCAACCCGTTCTCACGCAACCAACGTCTAAACATATTAGGATACATAGTATTCACCAACCAATCTGGCTTTACCATAGCATATGTCATATCAGGTATTTGCAAATTGACATTTTTTAATTCACTACGAATTATTTCACGTATTTTCGTGCCGGAATAAGACTTCACACTAATATATATTGATATAACACAAAAAACACTTGACTTTAGAGAATTTATAGTTTACTATACAAGCTGTATGAAGGAACGAGACATTCAAATCATCAACCAACTGTTCATCGAGCACTTCCAGCCATATATAAGTGTGGGAGTTAAACATATTGACGTCGTAGAAGATCGTTATATAGGAGTTACTGATGATCCTAAAATTACTTTGTTGTTTCCGCCTATCTTAGACGCGGGTTCAGAAAACGAATAACGAATAATCTATGATTTATGCTGGTATCGGCAGTAGAGAAACTCCAGACGATATACTTCTTTTGATGTATGTCGTCGGTAAACGTTTCGCTGAGAAAGGTTACACTCTAAGAAGTGGTGGAGCCGAAGGAGCAGATATGGTCTTTGAATTGGGTTGCGTCGATGCAAATGGAAAGAAGGAAATCTTTCTACCTTGGAAAGAATTTGAAAATAACTCTAGTGAATTGATTATCACCAACCACCCTTCAAAAAAAGAAACTGAAGCGATTGCTGAACAATTTCATAAAAAGTGGAAGACTTTGAGCCGTGGTGCCAGATCGATGCATACACGGAATGTATGTCAAGTCTTAGGTTGGGATTTAAAAACACCCAGCGACTTTGTGGTGTGTTATACACCTGATGGCAAATCCTCTGGAGGAACAGGCCAAGCTCTACGAATAGCTAAGCATTATAAAATACCAATTTACAATTTATTTGATCCAAGTATCCAAGAGATAATAACAAAACATGAATGACGAAAATAAGAAACTGAATAGGTATGTCATTACCTTTCAAAATGACGACAGTACAACAACAAAATATGTAATCAGCCGGCCAAACTTCTACGAAGCAAAACAAGAAGCTATTGGAATTACGGAGGAAGTGAACTCAACTGAAGGTATGAGTTACAGAATCAAATCATACGATGTAAAAGAAGAAAACTCTAAAAAGAAGAACCTTCGCCCGTATCAAAACCCCTAAATAAGTTAGGGTCGTTCAAGTTCAAGTTGCGTATTATTATACCAAGTGTATAAGCACTCTCGTGTGGAGTGAGGCCTTCTTGTAATAAGGTCTGTGTGAAGATGTTAGCAATTCCTAAGAGTTCTGCCATCTTCTTTTTGTCTATCCCCTTAACACCTTGTTTGAGGGTATTCTCATAAGTGATTATTCCTGGTATGTTTTTGGATTCACAATAATCAAGAGCCTTCATAGACTCAACCATTCGTCTAGCAACATCTTTCATCTGGTCGTTCTTGGGATTGACCTTCAATTTATCATACACCGAATCTATATCCTTCTGGGTTATAGACTTGCTTATGTTGAATGATGCTAAAACGGAATGTTTCTGAAGCAAATGTTTGACCTCAGGCAAATTATCTTTATTTTCCATGACTATAAGTATATAGACGGAAAAGAAACATCATGTTTGATGATATCTAAACAATTTAAAAGCGTTCGGAATGAGTTGTCCCACAACCGAAGTCAGTTGTCACAATTCAGCCGTTCCTCCTTACTCATCGATTTCCGTGTAAGAAATGTTCCTCACACCAATGCTCGATATCTTCGGGTTTGTTGCCATGTGCTAGGCATTCACCGCTTTTTGTAAAAGCGCTTACCATGTGGGCTGGTGATAGCGCTGAGTGGGTCACGTAGTAACCCGTGGGAGTGTCATTATAAAACATCACGCGGTGGGTGCCCATCCACGCGCTACCTATCCACGTCAATGAGCCGGACGGTTTTGTAGTGTTGTCTACTGGATCACCAATCATGTTACTGTGGTAGTTTACAAATTACAACATCAAATTCACAGTCGGAAAATATGTCTTCAACCATAGCACGAACCACAATCCATGATCCGCCTCCGAGTGCACAACCCATACCGTGTGGGATTCCGATTTTATATCGTTTGTCTTTCAACTCATCCGGCATCTCTTTTACCAGATTAGTCAAAGCAAGTTTCATCGCGTCATACAAAGCGTCATAACTCGTATCACGTTTTCCTATCTTGCGATTCGTAAAATTTCCTTGTCCGTATAAGTTGATAATAACCATATTCATTCCGCCACGACATATATGTCCCACTGAGTAACTACCCAACTTCGACAAGTCACCCTTAACGGTTTTACAATCGGCTTCATACGCTTCTGGGAATCGTTCACGGATTATTTTAGCGATACCACTTCCCATAGTACACATACAATTAGCTTGGTGGAAGATGATATCCAAATCATCTTGTTCGAAAATGTCTACTGTTCTTTCTGATATCATAATGTTTTATATAAGTGGATATTTGTCCATCAATTCTTCGATAGCATCTTTAAATATTTCGAAATTTGATTTTTCTAAGTTTTCGTCTTCATCGAATGTGTAACTTACCTCAACACCTTCATCGTTTATTATAATAATGTGAACTGCTTTGTCTATTGGTTGTGTGATAGACAAAACCCTTTCATAAATCCATCTTAATTTTTTATCATTCTCCATATTACTGATCCTTAGTTTCAAACTTCACGACACGTCTTCCAAATTTTTAATTTGGTCGTATTTTTTTGCCATTTTAGTTTCCGTTTCTATTTATATGAAATTTTGGAGATAATTCTTTGTATTCTCGAAAAGCAATCTCCGAAGTCTTTTCTACAATAGATTTCTTGTCACATGCGTATAATCCCGAACAACTGAACGAACCTACTTCAAGCACATGAGGTTTCAAATCGGCGTCCAGACATACGTCAAGAACCCATACAGGACAAGGATTAAAATCAGTTGTGTCAGCTAATACCATATCAACAAAACCATTCAAATGTTTTGGAGCCTCTTTCTTATTGGGCTTATCATCCCAAGAATATTGACTTGAGGCGATAACCTTTCTGTCACCAATGATGTATCGGTATTCACCGAGAATAATCTTTGGAGTTGAAACTACAACCAAATCAGTATCATTTCCGCCATAAGAAATCACAGCGTTGAAATCTTTATGAAAATATTTGCGATCAAACAATTGACCCGTGAAAGTCTTACGGCCAGATGATGGTCGAATGAAAATTGTGTCGTGTTTACCCAACCAATCGTAAAGATCATCCAAACGTCTTGTAACTTCTCCAAGCGGAAGCATCACATACTTATCGTTGAACAGATAGTCCCCGAAAAACTGATAGTAATACTTACAAGCGAACTGTTCTACATTATCCCACACCGAAGGAATCCAATTTGGACATTGCTTCATAATCTGTTCAGCAGACTGAATTGAAGTCTCAGTTACAACACATGAATCCTCTGGAAAATAATTCAGATATGTATCGAACGGATTTGTAAGGTCAGCTTCCTTGACTTCAAAACCAAGGTCACGAGCTGCCTGAATAAGGTCTTTGGTGCTATCATCATTTTGAACGTCCTCAATGAACCATTTAACTGTATCTTTAATATCCATGTTTATAATTTAAGGTAATTCGTCTGGTCTTGGAATATATTTTCGGCATACTGCCACTAACGGAAAAACTATCCAGCAGAGAGGTCCGCCTAAGAACAGTTGCCAAACCGCCTGTTTCTTTGTCTCTGGTTTTGGAAATGTGCTAATAAGCACAAACCCTAAAATTGTCCATAATCCTAACATATCGTTTATTTTCTATTTGTATTTTTGTATTCTTGTTATTAAATCAAATGCCTGTTCATCAGCCGAAGTCGATTTCCGAACAAAGACAGTTTCAGTCCAATCGTGTGTAGTATGTTGTTCTACATCACGAATCAAATCCCCCGAAACAATATAAGCACCCGTTGGAATATCATTCTCTTCTCTGATAACACGTTCCATCAAGTCAGCGACCTGAGCCACAGATACGTCAAGTTCAAGTTCTTCAATTTTAGTTTGTTTCGTTTTAAATTTCATATGTCCTTATAATAAGATTAGTTTATTATGCGTCAAGAATCTCTTTTACCATTCTCCTATTCGTATTAGTTCTTGTTTAACCAATGTCCAATCGGTATCAGAAACGAATCCACATTTATCATCTAACAGTATGTTAAAATACGGCTTAGTAGTGAAATCCGCATACTTAGTATTTCCACACTCAGGATTGCAATTGTGATAGTCTAAGGTGATACCAAAGTTGGATTCGTAATAATCTTTGAGCCTACTAAAATGTTCAGCATAAGACGAAGTCCAGATAATGATTTTTTGATCGGTTCGGTTTGTAATCCACTGTAAAACTTCAATAGCTTCATCCGTAGATGCCAAGTCCTGGTCATTCGTGTATTTTCCATCCAGAATAGTATCGTGGACATCGATTAACCAATACAAAGTATCCCAACCACGTTCCCTTTTCCATCGGAACGCTCGTTCTATATTAAATATGTTCATTCAGTGTTCTTATACTCAGTGTAAAGTTTTTGAAAGTTAGGAGCTTTCAATACGTTTTCTCGATCATATTGATTTGCCCAACGAAAATTCTTAGCGTCCCCAATCTTGATTTGCATCGACCCATAGACAGGCCAATAACGAACCGTTGTCGTTCGGTATCCTAAATACCAAGTCATGTTAAAGGTGGCTTCAAACATTTTTGGATCATTCATAGTCTTCATTATGAATTAACGACCTAAAAAGTCAAGACTTTTTAAAAAATCTTATTTAGGTCTGTAGTTCCATCAAGTCGTAGAATCGGTCCAAGATATTCAGGCATTTCACTCAATCTACCACCACCATAATTCAACCCGATTTGAGAAATCAGATAGTCGATTTCACCATTTCCACACTCAGCTATAAATTCCACTCTCCAACTCCCGTCGTCGTCAAATGTCTTCTTAGCATCTTCCAACAACTTAACTTCAATTGTTTGGCCGCATGAACTTTCGTATAACACGTCACCTTTTTTAAGTGATGAATACCATTCTTCGCTTCCTGTTCGATGTTTGTTTTTCATATTTATTTTCCGCGATAATCGCCTCCGGTCATTCGCTTCTTTTTTGCCATGATTGGAATTAGTTCTTTGAATGACAGTGGACGGTTTTTGTAATCCCATCCAATATCAATCCGTTTCATATCGGTTTCCTTTAGATTACAATGGGTATGGCCATGTATGTTCCAAGCACCCTTCGATTGGCTTCTCCAGCTTGTATGAGGATAGTGACTGAGCACAATCTGTTGACCGTCAATCTCAATCTCAGCATAGTAACCTAAAAAGACAACCTTCTTCTCAGAGTTGATTTTCAATTCTGATGGATATACTTCTTTTCCTTCCATACCCATTTCATCCATCATAGCTTTGAACAAGGTTCTCTCACCTGAGGTATGGTTTCCGAAGATACAATATAAAGTCTTGAAGTTCAATCGTTCATATAGTTTCAACAGTTCAGAAGCATCAGTGTCACCGAAGATTGTATCTCCAAGGTGCCAAACGGTATCTTCATGACCTACCTGAGAATTCCATTGATAGATGATATCTTTGTTCATCTCTGTCACGTTACTATACCCTCTTTTGGGATCGCCCCAAATAAAATTTCGGTCGTGACGATAGTGTAAATCGCTAATGAAATGATGTTTGCCATCCTTCCATTTAAATTTTAAGTTGTAATTAATCATGATAGTCGTCAAGTGTCATATATTCATTCAAAAAATTTATCGACAGCCTTTGATTTCGTTGTCTTTCGTTTAGCTGTTTCTTTCTTAGCCACTCTCTTAGTTGTTTGTTTTTTAGCAGACTTCTTTTTTTCTCTCACCACACGCCGAGCTTCTTTTCGTTTTTCTTCAGCCTTCTTATCGTCAGCCTTCTTTTTGTCCCATGTCTTTATGTGAGCTTTCTGTCGTTTCTCAAGTTCTCTTTTACCTGGAAACTTTTTGTATGTCTTTGGGTCGCCAACGAAAAAGTATTGTTCAATAACAATTTCATCATCGTCGTTGTCGGGACATGATACAAAGTCAGGTTTAGGAAAACCACCGCCAACTTCATGAGTCTGTTCAGCAGTCAACATGATATAGTCTGTGTCTATGGAAGGGTTTTTTTTGGACCGTTTCAACAAATCCTTCTTAGCATCCTCCATCGTCATCTTAACCAAATGATCTGGATTCTCTTTGTTGAAGATTGAGTAACGAGCTGCGATAGTACCAGAGTTATTGGCGTTAGGATAGTCTTTATTGATTACCTCCAACACCTCACTTTTATCCATACCTCTCTCAAAGAGGTTGTCAATATATTTACACTTCGTTAGTTTCGGTTTGGTCGTCGTCATATAAAATCCCTTTTACAATTAAGGTACAATGAATCAATGGAGTGTTGGAAGCAAGCGCAATACTCGTATGTCTCTCAATAGCCTTGCCCAGTTGAGGAAGGCCACAATTGTTAAGTATACCTGTATAGTTACCTTGGATAAGGTCTTCAAACAGTTGACGTTCAAATTGACTTATTTCCTTTTTCATATCATCTTTCAAGTTCCCACAATATTGTATCGAGCCAGAACCGAAATCGTTTTGTCGTTTATACTTTCCTGTCCCATATATCCCAAATATGACATGGGTTTAGAAGAAGTCAAGAAAAAAGGGAGCTGAATTAACAACTCCCGTTTGAAATTCCTTAACTATTTGACATAAAACACTTTGTATCAGAAACATCGTCACCTTTAGCGGCGGAGGCATAATAACCAACCACCGATCTTGAGTATGAATCCATCATCTTTCTGGTACCCTCAGAGTCAGAAGTGAAACTCAATGTGTTTCCTCTGCTAATGTTTAGTGTGTTAGCAAGACTCTCCACATCAATATTAGCACCAATGAAGTTGAAGGTCCACCCGAGATTCTCACGATACTCTTCAATCATATCAGAAATTTGAGAACCACAATATTCACGGGATGAATTTTCTTGTCCATCTGTTAGGATAGTAACAACGACATTACAAGCTTCCATATAACCACCTAACTTCGCGTCAAGTGCTTTAACAGATTTTCCAATACCATCATACATCGATGTACAACTCGATGGAATATAATTGTTATCATCCAACTTATACAACTTATCAACATCGTCAGCCGAAAACCTAACGTCAACATCACTACTGAAAAACGTTAATCCAGCGAATGATTTGATGTTAGAATCTTTGGACATCCTGATAATTGTATCGAGTTGTTCGTTGAAACCGTCAATGATTTGTTTCTTGATAGAAGACATCGATGCCGACGAATCTAAAATAAACAGATTCACAATTGCTTTCTTTGAGTTAGTTTTCTTACCCATAGTAATTACCCTTCCCATCCTGCTGGTGGTGTTGCGAAATCTTTGAAGCCCTTTGGCAAAGAGATATAAGTCTCTTTAGTCAATGGAACACCCATGTTAATCAACCCTTGACGGGAAGCGTAATACAAGTTTATCTCTGAGAATAGATTTCCCTTTTCAAAGTCGATCTCAACAGCAGAATCTCTCTTCTTCGATCCCCAAGTAGTTCCCATATCGAAACTAGCTTCTTTGTTTTCAACCGAGTAATATTTACTTGATTCTGTACAACATGAATTGTCAACGTTGTTAGTTGGAACTACAGTATTCATCAAACCACGAACTTGACTAAGGCCAAGCGTATCCGAAGAGTTTCCAAACAAGATACGTTTGTTGTTAGTATTAGGAATATCAGCCAGATTCGGTTGATGTGACATATAACTGTCATGGTTTCTCCACATCGGTTCTCGTGCAATTCGTTTCTCTTCAAAGAATCGAACTGAAATGATACCTTCATTGCCACCATCACCTTTTCCGTTAGCATACGAATTCTTATTCGATGTGAACTTAAAGGAGCCAACAGTTTCGGTATCCTTACGGAAACCTTTGATACGAATTGCGTCATTGCCACCGATGATATATCCAGACGAATCGTTCGTTGCCGGTTTACCATTGATTACGTCAATTCCATCCACCGAAACGATTACCATCACTCTGTTGCTATTGTGATTCTTTACGTCGATTTCGAACTCTGTTCCATCCTTACTTTCGATGAACAGTTTATCGTCATGTGCGTATTCACGCACCTTTTTCCCGTTTACCAATACACGGGCAGATATGCTATATTTATCAGCCATTTTGTTTTCCTCGTTTTTATTGTTAATAATACGACTGGCTCACCTACATGAGATTTCAGTCAACTATAACTATGTAATTATCGCCACAAAATCAAGTTATAAGAATTTATTTTAAATTATTCTTGTTTGGCCTTACCAATTTCCCTTTCGACTTCAGCAATTTGAATCCGTGTTTTATCAACTCTGGATTGTGATTTTGATATAGCCTCAGTCATGTTCTTTAAACGAACATTGAAAGCGGCAATAGACCTATTCTTCTTATCAAGTTGTTTATTAACTTCTTCTGTAAATTGTTCAATGTCTAGGAACAAAGTTTGTTTCCAGTTTTCCAACAATTCAATTTTTTCTTCTGTTGATATGTCATTCATCGGTATTTAATAAACTATTAATTTCATCCTCAGTCAATTCATCTGTATTGATATTCATAGGAACGCCGGCGACTTTACCCTCACGTTCAGCAATCTTTTCAACTGTATTTTGTAGCTTTCCTGGCTCTTCAAACTTGGCGAATCTATCATGGCGGATTGACTTTTCAATTCCGTGGATGAAAGCATGATTGTAACATACGAACTGAACATTCTCCAAAGATTTGTTTCTTGGGTTGCCATCCATATACTTTATCAGAATAGGAGCTTGTCCATCTTCTCTTATGTCTTTGAAACCGCATATTTCACATTCATTTTTTTTAATTTCCGATTGTATAAGCTTCTTCTTAAATAGATGCGTCGGGTGGTCTGGATGTTTCCCATCCAATATATCATTTAATGGGTATTTGCCTTTAGATGGATTTTTGTGTTTCTTTGGTCTGCCTTTCCCTTCTTGATTGAAGAAATCATGGACACCATACTTCTTAGCCCACCGTTTGTATGTGCTATAATGAACCCCGAGCTTCTTGGCAGCATCCATAGCACTATTAGCTATAGATTGTGCAGCTCGTATCTCCGACTCTAATATAGGTCGTGTTCCTTTACCTCTTCTATCGTGACTCATGTTTTTTGATTTCCATCGAATAATTTTTTTATGTCTTCTTCAGGAGTTATAAGGCCCTTAAATTCAGGAGTCGTCCCAAGTAACACTATGTAATGTGCTAGTTGTATTACATCATCTATTAAAGTGTTCTTCTTTATAACACCTCCATTCATTGAATATTCTTCCCAATATAGTCTAAACGGAAAGTTAAGAGTATCTTTTGTATTGTGTCGGATGTGTTTAATCTTCATTCTCGTAACATCCCTTCATACTTAGGATTTAAATCTCCATCATTAATTCTATCTAAACTCGTCAACTTAACTTTAACGTTATTACATACTTGTTCCTCAACCGTATTGGCAATAAACAAGACTCTTTGTTGACTCTTTGTTTTAGCGCCGTCTCTATGAACACGGCCAAACGCCTGTCTCATTAAAGGAGCACTATCATTAGGTGATATCAAAGCTGTTCTTGGATGATTGCCATGCAAATCATGTAACGAAACACCAACACCGCCAGCGGCAATATTCAATATCAAAATCCGTTCTTCGTCAGATTGGAAATCGTCAATGTTCTTCTGTCTTTCATCACCTTTGTTCTCACCCCAAACAATACAGTTTGTTTTCAGCTTCTTGGATAATGCTCTAATAGTATCTGAGAAGTTTGTCATAATAACAACAGACTGCCCATCGGCTATCAAGTCTTCTGTCATTTCAACAATCAACGGAACTTTCAGCAACTCAATCTTTTGTCGAGCACGAAGTCTGATGGTCATTTCAACAGCAGTCTTTGGGCCTGACTGTATCTCAAGGTTTTTAAGCTCATTCTCCATCTCAGAATAGATACGATTAATTTCCTCAGCATCGTCATCCTCAATAGTATAAGGGTCAACTATGATATCACTATCAGGAAATCCAGGAATTTCATCCTTCTTTAATCGAACCCCACGTTCAATGAAAATGTCTTTGTGTAGTTTCTTTAAACTATAATTGTCACCTGGAAAATGTAACCCACCAATACCCTTCTTACAACCGTAATCCTTAGCGAACTGATAGAAGTCCATTCCACATTTATGAAGTCCCAAAATATATCCAACAGCATTCAATTCCAATGGGTCGATAGCATTTGTTGCTGAACAACACAATACTTTGTAAGACTGTCGTTTAGCTGCTATAGCCATCTGAGCATTCTTTGTGTCTTTACCTTTAAGTCTGTGACTTTCATCGAATATTATTAACGTATCTTTTGGCAAATTCCAATGATATGTTGTCATCATTGAATTCTCTAAACGCTTTAACTCTATGTAATCTGTATACTTGCCGCCTTTCAACGCCTCATAGTTCAATACAAAGACCAAATCAAGTTTGAAGTGATCTTTGATAACACGTTTCCACGATTCTATAACAGCCTTTGGACAAACGACAGCCACCTTCATACCCAACTCACGAGCAGCACCGATAGCAGTATATGTCTTACCTGAACCTGTATCGGAACCATCTATAGCTGAACCAATTTGTCTTATACAATCGGCCAATTTAGCAGCGGCAGGAACTTGCCATTCTCTAAGCCCTTCTGGATTATCAAGTGGCTTGGGTTCCCAAGAACATTCCATGACAATCTCAGGCTTCTTTTTATAGTCAGCGAAATCATCTATTCGTTCTTTGGTTTCTACCAACCTCCATTTGCCTGTTGACTTATCCTTGGACATTGAAAAACCACGCAGAATCATCTTCTGCTTGTTGGCTTTCCAGAACTTCCAAAATCCCTTTACAACTACTTCATCGTTAGGTAACACCCAATGACGAACATACTTCTTACCTCTTGGAGAATGAACAGTTTCCGGCCGTGTAAACTTGATATTCTCTATCGACATTAATGTCCGTATTCTGTCTTATTACTGAACTGATCGTCGTTGTGAATGTCACATCTGATAGGCTGTCCATCTTGTCTGATAACCCCAATGTTAACATTTTGTTCAATCATCATGTTTGTGAAATTTTTGCCATAGATGTCATCGTCTCCGAATCCTAAATCAGCAGCATCACTCATGAGTTGTGATCTTGTTTTGTTAGTTAGTCGCGGGCACATTACTTCTAAGTGCGCTACTACTTCTTCAACTGTGTTGTATGATGCTGCGAGGCTTTGACCATCATTGTTTTTTCGTGTTGTGTCTATTACGTAATACATATTTTTATTTGCTTTGAATTTAATTGAAAAGGAATTCTCTTACAGCACGACCAATAGAAGCATCATCCATTGTGATATCTTCGTCGTCTCTTAGAACCTTCTTAGATTCAACATCGAATGATATAATGCGATTTCCGTTAGTGTCTGATAAATTGACTGCACAGTTGCTTCTTAGTATCTCAAAATAAGGATTCTGTAAAGTTGAACCTATACAATCATCGCCAGAGGGTTTGTCTTTGTTCTCAGACATGAATTTCGTCCAGATACCCCCCTCCGTGTAGGTAATCGGTACGGAGATAAAGTCTACATCATAAAAATTCTCTCGACATCTGGCGTGACAGGAGTAGTGTCGGAGAGACGGATATCTGCTGAAGTCAAATCCATTATCCGTCTCATCGTTATGTCGTGTGTGTTTAATTTTCATATATACATATATATCAACTACCATACGAAAACGATATGGAAAATGTTTATTTTAACGAAATTCTGGACGTAATAACTTCCAACGGTCATTGTCTATCACGATATCGCCTGTATCAATCTTTTTTAGAGTGTCGATAACCTCTTCCAAGTTATTATAAAAGTAATTGATAGGTAGAGTCCACCACATCCATAAAGGAATAGCCTTCTTACCCTGTTTACAGAATACAAATACTGGCTTCTTGTGGCGGTTGGCAAGAAACAGTTCCTCCCAAGTTCCGCAACTCAACTTCTCCATATCCAACTCACAGATAACAAAATCACATTTGTCGATTAGTGCTAAATCTTTATTACGAATCGGTTTTCCACACTCATGGATGGCTTCATAATTTTCTTCCTCCCTCCACTGTTCGAATCTCTCAAACATTTCAGCATCTCCTTCATCACTGTCGGATCGTATTGGGTTATTATAATGATTCCATACAGTAACCCCGATGGACATCAAAGCCTCTACAACATGTGTTCGACTTTTAAATCCACCTTCACGATTCTTTTCCATAGCACCAATGTATAAGCCACGAGTACCATTTAAAATCCGTCTTGAAACATTGTGTTTCATACATGGACCAAAACCACATCGATCACATGTTCTTGGATATGATTGATTCTTTTCTTGTAGGTCTATGTTACATTCTGACATGTTCATTTCGTCTACAGTAATTTCTGTCTATCATTAAAATATGATGGCAATGTGAAGGAAGCCGCTCGAATAAGTCGATCTAAGTGTTGAGAGTTACATGTTACAGTTTGAATTTTTACCATTATAATCTTTAAGTTTTGTATTGGCATTATCAATATCTGTAGATGTATGCGTTAGCGATTACTCGCCGTAATGACATATCCCAACGGCCTCCGACACATTACACATCAAATATCTGTAGAAGCATTGTATTCGTCAACTTCGTCTTGAAGACTCTCAATCTCTCGTTGAATGTTCGCCAATGTATCATCAATTATTGTTTGAGTTAAGAAACACGACCATTTTTCAGTTTTGGTCTTTTCAGTCCGATAGTTATCTACCTCAATGGTTCCTTCCTTTACAGTCAATACGGAATACCAACCGAGCAGACCTTTAAGTTCAGCCATGCGAATCAACTTATCCGATATCGGAGCTGTAGCTATTTGTATCTGAGCCTTCAACTTAATCAAGTCTTCCATAATGTTATTGAATTCCACAAAGTTAGCTTGAATCGCCCCCTCATCAAACTTCTCTTCTAAACTTGAGTTGTCACGTTGAATTAATCCTTTGAGACGATTAACCTCACCAACCATACGGTTCTTTACTTTTAATGCTTTATGTAGTTTCATGTTTTATATAATGACGATAAAAACCGCCAAGTCAATTTATAATAAGTTATTCTAAGAATTATCTGTTAAGTCATGTGTGTATGTCATCATACCGCCAAACTCAACATACTCATTGATATGAAGCAACTTAGTAACACAGTCTCCAATTACCTCTTTGTTTGAATCATGGAAGTGTCCGTAAAAGGCGAACTTTGGTTTTGTCTTGGTGAAGATTTTTTCAATCTTTTGACGTTCTACACACAAATCAGAATACATAATTTCACGTTCAATACCAATGTCAGGAACATAATATGTAATGACCTTCTTCAAACTTTCAGGTGTATCGTGAGGATACCACGACTTAGCAGCTGTGTGAACAATCAAAACATCACACTCTTCTTTACACTTGTCTGTATCGTATTTTACAATTTCATCTGACCACCAATCACGACCTTCCCTACGCATATTCCTGTCAATCGATGTAGCACCACCAACAAACAGAAATTTCATTCCGTTAATTGTTTGGTATGTATAATCTCCAATTAGATGAATATTCCCATCTGAGCTAGGGAAGTATGCAGGGTCATCGTGGTTTCCTCTGATTGCCCAAATTTCGCTGTTCTTCTTCTCTAATTCCTCTTGGATTATTCCAAGCAGCATGGTTCTCATACCTCGTGTTCCAAAACCAACACCCCAATCACCAACTTGGATGATCAGAGAATTATCAGGCATTTTTCGACACAGAATATCAATCGCATGGAAATCGCCATGCAAGTCACCCACTATATAAATGTTATTGAATTTTTCTCTCATCAGATAATTTAATAGTATCAAACCCTATATGTCAACTCCATATTCTCAAAAATAGTTACGACATCGATTTATCTGTAACATGTTGTGGTTCATAGTGTTGTCAAAGAACCCTGAATTTGATAGTTACCTGTTAGTTTAAACGGAGACATCCATCTTGATAGCTGGATGGGATTTATACCCAATTAACTTTGTGTCTTCGGCTTTCCAATCAAAAATTGATGTGAAATTTTCCGTTTCAATCGTGGGCAGATCATACGGCTCACGCGTGAGTTGTTCTTTGATAGCATCTACACAATTTTCATAAATGTGAATATCTCCGAAGTTTCCTGTTAGAATACCTTCTTTATATCCCGATTCTTTAGCAAGAAGATGGAGTAACGTAGCGTAACTCACTATATTAAAAGGTGCGCCAATCGGAAAGTCGCAAGATCGTTGAGTCCAAATCAAATCCAGCCGATCACCCACCACAACAACTTGCCATGCAAAGTGACATGGAGGTAAAGCCATACGATCTAATGCAAGTGGATTCCAAGCTGAACAAATCATCCGACGGTCGCTCGGATTAGTTTTCAATGTACGAACAATGTTCTCTAATTGATCGACTCTGCCACCGTTAAAATATGTGGCCACGCCATCATTGATTCCTGTGGCACTTCTCTCCGTTAGAGACGGATCGTGGAAGTTGCGCCACTGTGCTCCGTATATCTCACCCAAATCATCTTCAGCTGCCATTCTAGCATGAGTTTCGTCGTCTGTGCCGTATGGAACTTTCCGAGGGTTGCACCACTCATTCCAAATCTTACAACCTCTATCTTGATACCATTTCTTTGACGTTTGACCACCAATGAAACCCTCTAATTCAACACGGCATGTTTTGTATGCCATCTTCTTTGTTGTGATCAGAGGAAATCCGTCTGACATGTCATGTCGGATACTAAGACCTGACGTAGCAATTGTATCGGTTCCTGTTCTGTTAGGTTTTCTAACTCCCTCAGCAAGAATCGTCTTACAAAGGTTTAAATATTTTGTATCCAATGTATTCACAGTTTATATAGATTTCCCTTCTGTAGTTAAAACTTCTGTGATCATTCGGAACCCTGTGATTTTTATATCATGTCCTCTGATGTTGAGGTATTTCCGAGCACGGAGTTTCATATAATCAATCGTTTCATCATCCAACATACCATTTAAGAAGATAGCAACCGAGTTATAATTTCCATCAGCACTCAGATATTTTGAAGTAGGTCGGCGAAAACCTCTATCGTCAATTCTATATTCCGAAATATCTTCCAAATCGACGGGGTGTACTTCTTCGTCAAACGCAGAAGCGTATTTCTCACCAACTCCACATTCGCCAACTTCACCTATAACATATGCGGTCATTTCTCTTTCAAAATTACCTGCATATGAGTCGGTATCAATTACGAATATATATTTTTTCTCACTCATAGTTTTTAATTTTCGTGTTATTGTTCATCTTTTACCCGACCCGCTTCAAACTTACAGTGTTCTCTCCGAATGTCTCTGAGCATCAACTTTGAAAGTTCATTAATCGACTTGTACATATCCTCAGTCGTTGACTCAACGTGATATGTTTTGTCGTGAATTGTTATATTACCAGCAGCTCTAAACTCCGGAGGATTGTGTGAAGTCTGTTCTTCCAAAACTACACTCACTTTAGAAGTATGGTCGTGTTCAAACACCTTCGTCATCTTCTCATTCACGTTAGCCTTAATAGCTTCCGTCAAATCGAAGTTCTTGCCTGTAATTTTCAATTTCTGATCTGTCATATTTAATTTCTTAATTATCCGTTCTCGTTCGTATTTTGTATAATATAGCCAATTCCCTATTTGTTTTAGGGAACGGCCACAAGCGCTGCATCGGTAGTTTTCTAGTCTACATTTATTGATACACGGAGAGTTCTTCCGAAACTTATCATTAACTTCAGCTTCCTTCTCTTTGTTAATCTTTGAAGGGTATCCCCGATCAATCTGATTGAATGTTGTCATATTACGTTCTCTGTGTATAGATCGTCTTACAACAGCGTCTCTAACCTTCATAGACTCTGTAACGACTAATCACACTTAGGTCAACTTGTTATCAGTTTCAACCACCTGTGTCACAAACTTAGCGACGGTTTTAATTTGATGAGCCTTAAAATATTTAGCAGGAACTCGTTCAATTCCATCAAAGACTGATGTTACAGGAGTCTTAACCAACTTCTTACAGTCAAGATTCGCCGTAGCGATTGCGTTTTTGATTCCATCGACCAACGATGTAGGTTGAACTGAATCCTCAGCCTCAACAACCACCATAGGATATTCACTTACTGGAGTTCCAGCGGGAACATCTGTGTTAGCGATAATATACTTATGTTTTTCAACTTTGGGTTGGGCCGCTCTTAAAGCCGCCGCATCCTCAAGTTCTTGTTTGAGTTGACCAAGTACTCGATCAATCTCATTTTGTCCAATGCCTGCTTGAGACATGTTATGTTCTACACTATCTAAATCCACTTTTGCCATATATCTTCTTCCTTTAATTTTAGTTTTTCGATTACCAGTTTTTTTAAAATGTCACCGTGACATATTCTGGATTTACAATGACATCCTATACGCTTGCCCACTAAACTGTCAAGATCATTCCATAAATCGGGACTTTTTCTAATATAGTCTTCATACATATGAAGTTTCATGTCTAAACGCATGAACGGATTTGAGTATGGATTTCCCCATTTAGTATCCCCAAATTTCGAATCACGCCCAATGTAAACGTCATATTCGTCCTTGTATACATTTACTACTATCGGAATATCACTCATCAGCTTTCAGTTTGGAGTCAATGTAAAATTTAGTCTGGTCAATCAGTCTGAAAATCTTATCCAAACAGTCTATTTCTGTAACAGTTACCTCTGGATGATGCTTCAACATTAAAGCAGCAGCTTCCAAATCGGCGTTGTCTTGACACTTAGCAACTGGGAATTTTGGATATACAATCTCAGTGATTCCCTTTTGAATAATCATCCGTAAACACTTGTGACATGGAGAACCTGTGATATAAATTGTAGCCCCCTTGATATCTTGATATGAACCGTTGTATGCCAATATAGCATTCTCTTCCGAATGAATCATGTGACAATACTTTTCAGGCCGTGTCAACGGAATCTCTTCGTCAATAGAATTTCGAAGCGGTGAATTATAACCTTGGCTTAACACTCGGTTGTCCGCGCTTACAACGACAGCTCCACATTTAGTGTTAGGGTCTAAACTTCGTTGTGCTACTAAAAAGCACTGCGTTAAATAATACACATCCCAAGTTGGTTTATTCATAAATTTTTTACCCGTTTAATAATTTTAAAATAGCTTTATCTTTTGCTTTGACTTCAAGTTCCCAAATAACAGAACAATCGAATGGTTTGCCTACCGCCTCTGTGATATAATCAACGTGAGCACGAACCTTACCGTTAGCTCCACCCTCAGACCAATGCATGACAGGCGTAATTCCGTCTGGCCAAGTGGATTTGAATCTACCTAACCAAAACTTTGCATCACCTGTCGATGACGGATTACACTGATGGTGCAAGTTGTCGAACACTAAAGGAATCGATAGCCCATGGCATGTTTTGATATACTCATGGAGTCGAAACAAGGTTTCACAATTAAAGCTGGACTTGTCTTCGTTTTCCAACGTCAATCGAGTATACACAGAATCACTAGCTGCCATCATCGATTCATAAATTCTATCACCAATTTGTTCTAACGACGAACCATCTTTAATAGAACATGACGTATGAATATTAATAGGAGCCTCATGATTTCGTGGTAGATTCATGGTGTCAAAAAACCAACCGGTCATTTTTAAATCTATAATAGATTTCAGGCGAACCTCATCTCTCGGAGACGATAAAATCACAAACTGATCTGGATGTGAACCTATACGAATGTTACACCTACGTGCAGTCTCACCAATCTCACGTATTGCAATATAAATGTCATCTATATCAGGTAAGTCCGACCAGAGAATATCGGATACTGTATCAGTCATTAAGGGAAACATGCTCGGTATACGATAATGAACAGCGCCAATATCGTGACAGTGGTTTACAACTTTTGAAGCAAATCGAACATTATGCAATATACGTTCTGACAACTGTTTTAAACCGTCTTTACGACCCAACTTGAGAAATTGTTTACGCGTCATTGTACGATACGTAAACGTTTTGTCAGTATCTCTTAGAATCTCAGAGATGCATGTTAATCCTAATTTCATGAATTTGATATTAGTCAGACTCAAACGGCTTGTCAACCATTCTTTTCAAATCTTCGACAGCCTCTTTTGTAAATAGAACTTTGGATTCCTTTGCGTTCTTCGGATCGGTTACGTCTCTATTTTCTGAGTAATCATTTATTTCTTTCATCGCGTCTTCGTATGAAACGTAATCCGTTTCTTCCATCCGTTCCTGTAGGTCTTTTTTCATACCCAAATAACTTTTTTCTCGGAAGCCGTTGAAGGTGACACTATACATATACTCAACCAAAATATCCTCTATGGAATAATCTAATGCGGTATCATCTATATCAAGTTCTAAATTCACTGTTACTCTCCAAGGCATACCGTCGACTGAGTAATACTTGTTATGGTCACTGTAATTCACGTTGTAATGGCCTTCTGGAGCATCATCCTTAATCTCAGGATCTCCGCCCCACCACTTTAATCCTGCTGGCGGCTCGTCATAGTTCTTATTCAACAATGAGATTTCAAGAACTGGTTCATTATCTGTATCTCCAAACGAAAGTGGAGGATTTACGTATGCTGATACTTCATATGTAGAACGAAACCATGTCCATTCACCGAAACTAATTAATGTCTGATATACAGATGTATACGCTTCAATCAAATCCTTGATCTGTTGTTCGTTTAGAGATACCCAACATCGAGCAGCATGTTCGTCAACTGTCTTTTGTATCAACGATACTGCGTCTTGTTCTTTTAAATAGTCCTGTATAGTTTTCATAAAATTTACATCGGTTGGTTTCTAATGTCTAACACTCTTTTAGCAGCTAAAGAATCTGCGTTGAGTATGTTTCCATGTTTGTTCTCAACCATATCAGACAACAAGAATTTAGTCAACCCCAAGTTTTCTAAATTCATATCTGGCAAATTACCGAAGTCGAGCCAGTAGTGTAACACTATAAAATTTTCATCAAGTTCACAATACTCACATGGACAATATTCATTTGTGTGAATTGTCGCCCCTATGTATCTAAGCCAATCAACCGTAAATGTTATCCCAATCATGTCATACAGAACAGAGGTGATATCATTTCTAGGCGATGAACCTGGATTATCGCCTACTTTAACACCCTCAAGGAAATGAAATTTGTCACCCTTCCTTATATAAGCATATTCACCCCTCGTTATAATAACGGCGGAATAGACTGTAGAGAACTCCGTTTGCATCAAGTGATGTGTTCAGCAACGTCGAAGTTATCTTCTGGTTGCTTCAACGCACGTTCTCTAGCATCCTTAACTTGGTGTTGTGTGAATCTGTATTCAATTCCTCCATGTACAACACTGAGATATTTAGTGTTCTCAGTCGGTTTACGATTCTTGTTCACAATCCAATCAACGGTTGACATATCAAATAACTTTTTAAAGAATTTACTCATAGTCTATATAGATAGACTATCAAATCCCAATTGTCAACTTAAAATAACTTTTTATAAAGAAAAGTCTTTTTGTTGTGATTCAACCTCCGAATCCCACAGTTTTTCTATGTATCCACTTCGGCGTAAAACCTTAAACGCGAGATTCTCTACCGAATACTCTCCATCTTCCTTGTCAAGACCGATTTGGCGTAATCTCTTTATCTTATCCTTGAGTTTCTGAATGGTTGAGTCACTTGGGTCGCCTTTAAGGGTATGGTCGATTAAATCCATTAATTCTTTAGCTTTACTTTCAGCCGCTTTTTCATCCAACTCAACATCAATCTTCTCTGGCTTTTTAACCCAATTATTTTTAACAATGGAGAACTGACCGTTAGCTTCGTGAGGTTCATCAATATCTTGTGAATATAACTCCACTTCAACGCCATTTATGGTGATATCAAATTTGTCGTTCCAAATGGTTTTTTTAGCCATCATATACTCCTTGACCAAATCAGCTTCCGTCTCAATGGGTTCTTCCTCTTCCTCAGATAAAACATCATCAAAGTCATATAACAAGTGAAGGTCAATGTCTGAGAATTTAGAACTGTAATTATAATTGCTTGAACTTCCTGTCATGATAACATCACGAAGCTTTGCCTTTACATTAAGAAACTTGTGGAACGCATTAGCAATCTTTATCAACTTCCTTCGAACATCTGATTTAAGAGTTTCATTATCCCATAGTTTAGGATTCAGTTTATCGTGGACTTGAAAATCTATGTAGTCTTTCATTTTGATGAGTGATTTCGAATTGTTTTTTTAAGTTGTTATACAGTTTGATAAGAGGAACTTCCTCTTCAGTCCTACTACCGAGACCGTCGTCACCATATCTCGTAATAGTTACAGTTTCATTCGGAGATGGAGGTAAAATATCATCGATTGTTATGGCGCTGTTTTGAATTTCTTTTCCAACCCGTTCGCGTTCCTCTTCACGTTGTCGTTTAACTTGTCCCCAACGTGTGTTTAGTAAATCACGGTTGAGTTCCTTTCTGAGTTGCAACCTCATCTTCATTGAATCACTAGCCGACATTTCTCCATTTAGTTGACGTTCTTTAATTTTTTAACGTGATCTAAGTCCTTTGGGTCTATCTTCTGCTTGAACTCATTGGATTGTTCCTTAGCCTTCTCAGGGTCTTTAATCTTCAACTCTTCATGTGTCTCAACGGATGCTTTCAATAGTCTCTCATTTCTTCTCATATTCAGATACCACATCACAGGAATAACAATAGAGAGAATTCCTAACACCAACAGATAGTTAGCGTAAATTTGTGGCAACACAGCAAATCCTATAAGCATCAAAGCACCGATACCACCTAAGATCATCCCTGTCCGTGTATCTCTCAAGAAACCAGCGAATACGCCGCCGGAAACAAGAAACCCTATACCAACCCAAAGGATTATCTTAGCGCTTTTCATAAATACTTTTAACTGACCCACCATATCCTTGTGACTTGTTCCGGTTGTGCCATCAGCTGTTATGTTAGATACCTCAACGTTAGACTTGTTTTTTGGTTTATACATAATTGTTTTTCTAACCCCACCCAAAACGCCCTTATCAACTATTACCTCAAGTTCGTCACCATCACCCATCGGAATCTTAACGCCATCTTCATTATAAGTTAAGGTAGCGGAGTCTCTTGCGTTTTCAGGTTGTTGTACACCCGCTTTACCTAACCGTCCTTGTATGTCAAGCATACCACCCGCTTGACGGTTGACTGACATAGACGAACAGCTCACTGAAAATATCAGTGTTAATAGTAATAATATATATACCTTCATGGAGTTCCTTGTTTTTATAGTAAAAAATTACGAATTTCTTCTTTGATCATCTGTTTCAATTCCTTGATAGAATTAGGAAGCTTTGGCGTTTTGTGATCGCCGTTCCTTCCTTTATAAGTATCTAAAGTCCAACGTCTAGTTCCGGCTTGGAGTTTATCGTCAATCCCATGCTCGAAATCATCGTCGTAATCATCCTTGTTAGGATTTACATTCGAGTCTACCATTCTTGTATTACCTTCATTAAGGTCTTCCAAGTGGTATTCTTTATGATGATCTTTTACCATTATGTCATTCTAACATCTCACAGTTGTGATTTTCCAGAATTGTTTAGTGTGAATCTAACCATTCAGCAAAAGTTTTTGCGCCGGCCATATGACTAACATTCATATTCCCCATCTCTTGTGCTCGTTTTTCAAATTTCTTATACATCTGCATATATTCACCAACGTTATCAACGGAACTGTTACGTTCACCACTCCAGTCGCCTTCGGTCATATCTTCAAAGACCTTGCGACCCATTTGATTCTTTTCAGCTAACATACCATCAACGATGCCTGTTAGTGCTTTCATATTTATTTTACAGTCTGGTTTCATTTTAATCCTTCTAATATATTTGAGATTTCATTTGGTTTAAATTTTGTTCCATAGATGCTTCGTTCATACGACTCACCAATGTCATACTTACCGAGACCTGTATAATAGTTTGGTTCTCGTATAAGTTGTTTAAGAACTTTCATAAAAGCGAAATCCTTGTCTGGATATTTCATATCCCTCATTACTTCTTTCAGTCCAAGCATAATTTCATCAAAGTTGATTTTGTCTTGGTTTTGTTTTATTAAATCTGGAAGTTCATCACCGAACTCAAGTTTCAAGTGTTTCATTACGGTCTTTCTGGATAGGTTGATTCCAGAAGTATCATTCATAACATCATCTGAAGACTTTACGTTGACATCATTGGGGATTCTAAAACCGGAATGTTGACTGTCAAATCCTTGAACACTAAAATCTTTTTCGTCACGGTTGACAGGCATTCCAGCAGTTTTAATCCCTAAATCGTGCAAGATACTCATGATTTTCTCAACATCTTGATCAAATACAGTATCGTAGTAACCACTAGAAACCACAGTGTTAGCCCCCGACATACTATTTCTGCTGTATGATCTATATTTGTTAGAACTTGCTCCGACTTCAGGTGAGTTAAATACCCCCTGATGGCCACCCATGTAACCCATACCTTGATTACCGCCGCTCATAAAGCCGCCGCCGACACCAAGGTCTTCATTCATTCCACCTGTGTCAGGATGTTGTGCGTCTTCATTGTCCGGATATCCCAACTTAATTGGAGTCTGTGTTCCGTCAACATCACTGAATTGAATAGTATCAAGTCTCAAAGGGACGCCCTCTAACTTATTACCTATCCTATTAACATACTGTTGGCCCAATCCTGGTTTTACGTATGCTACTGTAATGTGTGGGTTATAGTCTGGGTAGTCTGTCGTATAGGGAACGTCTTCACAGATAGCATCGTGTAACTGGTGCAAATTCTCAGATATAACTTCGAATTTAACTACATCAAAATCCTCTAGTTCGAATAATGAACATTCGCCTATACAACCTCTTATTTCATTGATACCTGATTTGCGGATAGCCTCTTCAACACCCCTCTTAGCTGACAAGGATGGGGTTATACCATACAATACAGTCACATGGGGGTCGTTCTCACGGCCATACTCATGTAGATGGTCATCAGACACGAGATTTGCCAGTTTGAGAATAGCGTTCTTACCTTCCCGAAGATTAGCTTGAGTTGAACATTTCTCAAACGTCCCTTCTCTTTCCATAAGAAGTTCCTTCGCTATATTTTTAAAGAGATTCATGGATATAAATATACACCAACCTCAAAAACACGATAGTATCGTGTAGTTATTTGTCTGTCGACCCGAAACCGCCGCCTCGATCAATATCACTAAGAACATCTACCTCAACAAACGGAAAGTTCTGGTGTTGTTCAAATACAATTTGAGCAATCGCCATCCCCTCTTTCACTTCAAACGGTTCATCGCCAGTGTTATATAATATAACACCAACATCATTACGATAATCGGCATCAATCACTCCAGCAAGAACATCGATCCCATTTTTATAAGCAAATCCACTACGTGGTGCGATTCTACCGTAGACTCCTTCTGGAATCTCCATAGCAATACCAGTTTTAAACAAATGTCTTTGTTTGGGTTCTAATATATAATCCTCAGTGGAAAATAGGTCGTAACCAGCTGCATATGTGGTTGCCTTCTCAGGCAATCTTGCGTTATCTAACAATTTTTTTATCTTCATATAGTTCTTTTAATAGATTGAGAAGTCCTGTTGAGGATTCCATTAAGTCATTTAGATTTTTATATATTGGTGCTGATGGTCGTTCCTTTTTCAATAACCAATCAAGGTATCTGTTCTTAGGAGCACCATCGGGTCTACCATACAATAAGAACGGATGTCCCTTCATCCAATATCCAAACTCAACATTGGTTGTTAATGCTGGCATAGTTTCCATGTCTCTAGGAACCCAAAACGCCAATACGCCAGACTGATTGATAGCATGCCATTCCCAATCAGGTGGATATTCAGATTTATTAAATCCCTCTTGACCATCGACGTGTTCTGAATTGTAAACTACACCGTCAAAACCCTTATCAGCAAGAAGTTGAATAGCCTCTGGCCTCCATGATTGAACGTCATCTGATCTAGGGCTTGGGCCAGCCAAAAAGATAGAGTTTTGGTTTTCTTCAATTTTCTGTGTTGTGTATATTACTTTCATTTTATTAAACTCCTTAATGAACCTTCTTTTAAACTCCCTTTAGCAGCGCCGCCTGCTTTTCCTCTGTGTTTATGTTCCATATTAGAACGGTGTTTATACGCCCAAATATCATCATCATAGAAGTTCTCAATAGCGTTATACATAAACAAAACTTCCTTCTCCGTTACTGGACGATAGTTCCAGGCGTCAACACCCACATTCAACATGTTCTTTTGAACTCTCCATGCTCCATGAACATGACCAACAATGTTAAATCGATTGACAACTCCCTTCGTTGGGTAGTGAACCAGATTAACACGTAGTTCACCGATATCCATAATCAAAGAGGTCGAAACACTGGCGAAGCCAGCATCAAGAAATCTTTGTGTGTCGTATGGTTCATCATAATTCCCCACAATCAAATGTTTTACACCGTTTAACTGACTAACCAAGTCAAACTTAGATTCATCAACTAAGAAGTCTCCCAAATGATAAACCTCATCTTCATTGGTGATGACCTTGTTCCAATTACGAATCAAATCCGCTTCCATTAAATCAGCGTTCTTGTAATCTCTTGGAAATAGAAATAACCGTTCGTCGCCGAAGTGTGTATCTGCTGTAAAGAATTTCATGATAAAGGAATGGTTGTGGCTTCGCCGTTAATACAAAATGTAACCGACTCCCATTCAGAATCTTTAAATCCCCAAAAATCCCCATCGACACAATAACCTATAGAATGATCACATTCGTTATGATTACAATTATCTCTTTTGGCCTTAGAAACTTCTTCAATATAATCCTCAGATACAAATTTGTTATCATAACATGGTGTCATAACTTGTTTAGTAATCCGATTATTATTTACAATCGTTTTCGAACCGCGGTCGTTGTGTCGGTTGTGTTTAACTTTCATTTTTTATCGACTTTCCACTGTTCGTATACCCCTTTAGACACTTCAAATTCACCCAACTCAAGTTGACATCTATTATGGGCGGTGTAATCATCCTTAACCCAATTCCACATATGTTGTATGCCACTTCTTAAATCAGTAACATGGTTAAACTTCAACATATCGACGCTCTTTTGATATGTAGGATAAGCATCCTTCACTTCGTGTCGAGACTCACAGTGTACTACTTGAGGAAACCCAAATGGATTGCCATCAGCCTCAAAAACCTCTAATACAACACTTAACGCGTCATTTATAGAATATTCATGAATACCACCTAAATTGATAACTTCACACGAACACTCAGAAAACATCATCGCGTTATAAAAACAGTGAAGGGTGTCATCAATGTATGAGAATGACCGTTTTTGTTCACCATCCCCAAATATAGTTAGCGGCAAACCTCTTAGGTATTGGAACATCCAAATCCCCAACACATTTCTAAACTTGTCATTATACTGTTGAAATTTCCCATATACATTATGAGGACGAATTATACACCAATCCAACCCATGTTGAATCCCAGCTACCCGTATATCCATCTCAACTGCATATTTACCAATACCATACGTATCAATCGGGGCAGGTATCAATTCTTCACTGAACGGTGGGTTGTTATCCCCATAGCCATATACCGCCATTGTACTTGTAAACAACAATCGGGTGACATCGTGATTTATACAGTTATTAACTACATTAGCAGACACCATGTTATTAGTATAGAAACTATGCTTTCTGAAAAATGGACTGGCTCCTTCAGCCGCCCAACACGAAAAATGATATACATGAGTTGGTTTGTGAGTCTCAAATATATGATTCAATATATCAGACGCGGCATCGCCTTGATAAAACTTAAATCTATCTGACTCATCAGGCAAATTTGAAACAGCTCCCCCTGACAAATCATCAATACCAACGACATTACTATCTGTATGGGTTATTAACCAGTGTGCCATATTCGATCCGATCAATCCAGCAACTCCTGTTATTAAAAATGTGTGTTTACTCATATACGATCCCTTTGATAGTCTTGTTATGCGTCGGATATTTCGTATTAACTGTATTTTGGCCACCTATCTGTGGCAAATACCCCCATTTATAAAAAAATTGTTCAGCAGCCCGACTTTCTCCATCTTGGAAACCTACCGACTCAGAATCTTTGCGGTTTTTTGTAGCGGTTGATCCCCAATGAAATAACATTGTGTGGTATATTCGTTTGAATGTGAGACCCGCTAGTTCTAACTTTAAAAAGAAATCGACATCAGTCCAAAACGGAGAATTGTAATTTTCAAAACCGCCCACAGTCATGAACCACCTTTTACTCAGTAGAAAAGGGAAAATTCTGGCAGAGTCAGTTTGTTTATTCGATGAGTGAGTATTTACATACTCATTGAATTTCTCCATGTCAAATGTATCAACAGTATCTCCGAAGTTAGCAACGTGAAAATTAAATATACCAGCGTTGCGTTCTATCTGTTCTATAGTATACACCGTGGAATCGACGTCTAACGCATCTAGTTCAATATCCCACCCATCAGCAAAGATTTGATCATCGTTCACTACGAAGACCTTATCAGAATCACAATTCCAAACTCCTAAATTAATAGCAGCATCCATCCCACGATTGACATCCAAGTCTAACACCGAAATAGATTCATTATACGTATCCAATATCTTCTGAGATAGTTCTATGTAACCGTCAACCACAACAATAATTCTAGTGGTATCTAACTTAGAACCTGAGATACATGAAGATAAACAAATGTCCAGATATTCTGGATTCTTATAAGTTGGTATAATTACTGAAATCATTTTAGTATATTATGATATATGAGATACACATGTCAATTTATAATATGTTGTTATATATTAATAAGTTTATAGTTAGATGACTTTATCCAAATGCCATTAGCGATGCCATCCATATCAAACGTTGAGTGATCATATGCAAGATTGGAGTATCCAACGTGACGTTGATTATAAGCTTCATTATAAAAGAACTTCCTGCCTTCGATAAAGTCATGGTAACGAGGGTCATCCTGTGAAGGACAATTATCCGTGTGGTCAAACGTATAATCACCGACTGCGCCTATAATTAAATCTTTATTTTCCATAAATAATATCCTCCCAATTGTTTGTATGTAATCCAATTGTAGATGCCATCCATGACGTCTCACCGTGAGTGGCTAATGTGGGAATGGGTTGTGCTAATGAACGTCCTTTATCCCGTAGAGAATGGAACATCTTACAATCGTTTGGATATGGCTCTGATGTGAATGCTTTTATTATATCCATGTCTTGTTTTAACACCCCAACAGTAGAAGCAAATGTCATTGTGGTTGAATCAGTTAACATCCAGAATCGACTGCCTGTATTAAACACCTTCGTAACTTGACCACCGTCATCGTCTACCAATACATTCCCACCCTGCGAAGCTGGTATGAACTTATCCGGATGTAAATACGGAGTCAAATATTCAATACCGAAGTAAAACGCTTCCAACATAAAATCGTAAATCCCATCGACAAATATATAATCATTCTCCACGAAGAATATTATCTCATCGTCATCATGTTGAATTGCCATATCATAACATATATTGAAACCTTTTCCAGATGAACCACCGTTAGTTCGATGTATCTCAAGTAGACCATCACGATCTCTCATATTCTGACACCATGACCACGTAACATCTGAGACATTATCAGCTATCAATATGACTTCGTTAGGGTGTTTGAAATTATTAATGAAGTTATTATAACAATTTTCATTGGAAATGTAATCAGGCTTTACTTTGTTGTAACCCGAATCGGATATTCTGTAATAAACTTTCATTTTCGTTTAAATAAGACATCCACCTGAATGAGCTCATTGTTTAAGTAATGGTTATCAATTATATCTAAAACTTCGAATCCGATTGAATTTATAAACTCAATCACATCATAAAACCTGGGAGAACCAATATTATATTGTGTAAGGGAAACTTCCATTAATATATGTTTGACACCCAGTAAGGTTTCAGATGACCCTTTTAGTATATCAATCTCAGACCCTTGTGTATCCAATTTGATCATGTCAAACCTTCCCAAGTTCAACGAATCCAACGAACGAGCTTCTTTAGTCTCTATCAATATGTTATCGTCTGAGAAGTAATGGGTGTCTTCACGGTAGAGTGAGTTTCCTGTTGATGCTAAGTCAGTCTTATTTGTATAGAACTCAACGGATTTACATGAATCTGATAAGATTCGTATATCGTATGGAAATCCAACGACCTTTAAATGATTAGAGTGAACTTCACATGCCTCAATCATATAGAAATTAGCAGATTTCCATATATGTGATGCTTGACGTGTCCATTCCCCTTTATTAGCTCCTATATCCAGAACGTAAGTTGGGGTCATTTCACCAGTATCGAAATGATGTTGTAATCTGTTAAAATGCATGTTGTATATACTGATTGACCATATTGTAATTAAGTATTATTTATATTAAACCCGTTCGAGTACGGTTAATCCATTGTTATTTGTAAACACTTCTTTCCGTTGCCAATTAGAGTTCTCTTCTAAAAATTCATCGAGGGCCTTAACCAATCCACCCACATTACCTGTCGACTCATCTGTGTGAGCGAATAACGTGGTGTCGTGTAGAATGATATATTTCTTAACCTTGCCAGAATGTTTCGAAAGTTCATTCTTTAATTGTTCATATTGGTGAGCGGTATCAATAAACAATAGATCAGTTTTTTCGATATCGACTTCCAATACATTTGCTTCGACGAAGGAAAAATCAATCCCACTCTCTTTAGCGAGTCTCAAGGGTTCGTTTATATGTGTACTCGTATACAGATCATAACTAACCATTTTTCTGGGTTTGGCATTCAGAAATGCCCACGTCGAAACAACTTCCCTAACTCCCATTTCAGTGATATGATCACACTCACTTGAATATCTAAACAACGTAGGTAGATGTTCGTTTATGTCGGATCGTGTGTTGCATTTTAATTCGTAATGTTCAAGTATTGTATTCATAATCTTAGTTTCTTGTATTCATCTCCTGGCTGAATTCCGTCATGTAAAAGGTGTTCTGTTGAGTTTGACGTCTCATCGTCTTGTCATGTATGAGTGACCATTCAACTTCTTTAGGCAGATACGTTTGTACATCAGCACCAATTATCAACTCATGTAACGGACGATCCCATGTTATACCTTTTGAGTTTCTGTATAATCTATATTGGTAATCTCCGGACCCCCAATTTATAATAGGAAGTTTATATGTAACATCGATCTGAGTTTCACTTATTCTCTTTTCGTTACTTACGAAATTGAAGTTCTTTATAAATTGATACTCTGATGATTGATCATCGAACACCTTTTGTTCTTCAAATTCATCAAGTTTTGAAATCTGCCATCCATACTTGGCATAGTTCCAAACATTCAGTTCTCTTATGATGTTGACTCTTGGAATTAAGAACAAATCCACAGTTGGGTTTCCGATCAACAACTCTTTCAGGTTGTAAAGTAGGGCGTCAGAAAAGTATTCGTCTGCATCAACTTGGAAAATATAATCTCCACTACACTGTTCGTTGCCAAACTGTTTGTGACCACCGAATCCTTCACCTTTAACATCGAGCTTATGTTTAACTACTGTAAAATTATCAATGGAGGAATACGTATCAATCAAATCGATTGTATCTTTGTTTGTTGAGTAATCGTCTAGAATTACAACTTCATCTTTATGTCCAGTAGAATCCAAATAACTATTCAACTGGCTCAACAAAGTTTGTAACTCAGTAGTTTCGTTATGAACTGTAACTAAAAATGATATTTTCATGGGTCAATTCTTTCTTTAACAGTTTGAATTCGAAAGTGTTGTTTGTTGGTTTCATTTTATTTCTTTTTCAACTTAGGCAAATTAAGTTTTGGAAGTTGAATGTCTGCCGTAATAGTAAACTTGGGGAGATTGTTGTCAAGTATCTTATCGAAGTTTTCATACATCTTTGTTAATGAAAACTTCTTTTCATTCTCTCGGGCAAGTTTCTGGCCTTTAGTCTCATACTTCTTATAATTCTTAAACACATCTTCAAGTCGTTGGGCCGCGATAGAATAATTTACGGCAAACCATTTACTTTCTTTGATTATCCATTCATTGGCAGCCGAATCTGGAATCTTTACGAGTTCGCCGGTTAGGAGTTCGGCATAATCCTTGTTCAAGAAATCAACATGACCACTCCACCCACTAGCGATAACTGGTTTCCCACTCAATGACGCTTCTTGCAACGGTCTTCCATATCCTTCACCGTGAGTAAATGATACGTGAGCCTTTACTTTGGTATGGTTGTATAGATAGTTGAGTTCATGCATTGTAAGTTCCCCGTGTAACAGATATACGTTTGGTAGATCGTCACCACCCACACTCTCACGAATCATCTTAATCTTACGAAGACATTCCATTTGATCAACAACAGAGAAACCAGCACCACTAGTTTTTAAAACTAGAGCAGGAGCCTCCTTCTTACCTTTAAATACTTGAAGGAACGTTTTAACTAACATCCCAATATCCTTACGATCAGCACCGATGTCACCTTGCAGCCAATGACCGACAAATAGAAAACAGAAATCTTCTTTGACAGCTTTCAACTGTTCATCAACTGATGGGTGTTTCGGCTTCCCACGACCGAACACTTCTAAATCGCTTCCCTCAAACAATACCTCAATTGGTTTCTCTAACTTAACAGGAACATCTTGACCGTCATCCAATTTCTTTTTGAACTTTGAGTTTTCGAAGACCGTCTTAGCGTGTTGTGAAGGCACGATGATCAAATCCATTTTATTCACACCCTCAATCCATTCAGCACGACACAAAGTCGTTTCAATACCGGCTGTAATCCCGATGTTGTATTTTCCTTGTGGAGTGAATTCGTTTGGAATGCTTATCTGAATATGAATCTCAGGCTTCTTTTGTAACGGGCCTTTAAGGATGGAGTTTCGAACGAACTTTGCAAACTCAGAATCATCTTGTAACTCCGTGTTGGGACAACTTCCCCAAGTCGTAGCAACGACCTTTATATCATATTCATCTCTATTGTATAACGATCTTAGTATGTCTCTTGAATGATCGCCGTAGCCAGAACGTGAAAAAACAGGAGCCTGTAATACACATATAGGTTTATTTATATTATTTTTCATATTGTATTCTTAAAAATTATCGTAATGGGGGGTAATCTCCACCGCTTTCTCCAAATCCTCGACCATCAACTTTATTTCCGTCGGCCCGTTCAATAGATTCTTTTTGAGGTTGTGACGAATGACCCTCAGCATACTTAACTCTGTCTTCATACCTCATAGGGATTGTTCCCCCAGCAGTACGAGAATCATAAAGTTCCTCACTAACCTGCAACTCTTTTTTGTCTGGAACGGTTGACTTTATTTTGGGGTCAACCATGTCTTCAAACTGAGGCGTCACCTTTTGTGTCGGTGAGGTAGTAGGTTGATTCCCAATACGAATTGGACTTGCTATAGGATATTCCGATTCCTCTGGAGTGTCTTCACCTTTAGGGTTGGCCGCCGGAGAGTTTTGATTCTCATCTGTTGTAACTTCGATTGGAGTTATCATTAAGTCTGCCATTCTAAATGCTTCTGAAACTGATATAGCAGTAAACTTTGATATTGTATTTACATAATCTAATCTCAATTTATGCATTTGATATTCCGTGTCTGATATGTTTCTAGTTTTCATTTTTTCTTTTTATAAGTGCCGAACTTTAAACATATGTCATCACCATTATCAATGGCTTCACGAATATCATTCACATCAATCGGATGTGATGTTTTATAATTTACCCTCTTTTGAAAGTCAATCATAACTCTGTCTGAAACGGCAGATTTGAACGATTTGAGTTCAAAGTATTTTCCAATACTGTAAAACATGGTTGATAGTCTGAAGTAAAAATTACTCATTTGATATTTCCTCCTTGATTTTTTCGATGTTGACCGGCGGAATTATAACTCCACATCCATTTTCGTATGTGTGTCCGTGGTATTCATCGTCTGTGTGAATACTAAATTTTGATCTTGGAGTCCAGTTATTAAGTGTTGTTTCCATACCAAGAATTAACTGTTTGCTCATATTCTTAGAATTCAATCCACCGTCACCCATAGCGAACTCACGACCAGCTTGACCACATTCAGTTCTTTCTTCAGGCCCCTTCAGATACCAATACATAATAGCCTCAGCGAAATCTTCCCATCTGGTGTGATCATCAAATAGATATGGAGTAGCAGGAGAACCATGAATCTGCCTAGCAGCTGGAAAGACAGGTTTTACCCACTTACCACACTTCTTATATCGACCATCGTGATTACTGCCCCATTCGTCTGTAAACTCAACAGCGTTGCCATCATCATCCATGAAATTAGCTCCGTCTTGCAATCCACCGGTGACATTGTTAATTAAAACTCGTCCAGCCATCAAACCTTCAGCATGACTTAAACCAAACCCTTCATTACTAGCGTTGTTAACAACAACATCTGAAATATTGTATAACATGTTCATTTCAAATGGCGCCAACTTGTTAGTACTGAATACTATGTTATAGTCTGGACACAAAGCTTCAATCACCGCTGGAAGGTCTGTTCCACTTGGGTCAACTTTAGCGGTATGTAACAACAAACAACACTTATCAGATTCTTTCTTAGGTAATGAATCACAAAAACTTCTGTATGCTAGTATTATATCCGATACACGCTTTCTTCCAATATTCCGATTGTTATAAAATAAAACATACTCATACTCTTTATTGCCAAAAATCTTCTTTTTAAAATCCAACAGTTTAGAATCGTTTTTATCTAACGGTTTAAATACATCTTCATTGATTCCGTGTGGGACATAATGAAGTAAAGATTTCCCTTTCAAGTCGTCTTTGGATTTTACGTCTTTTGAACTAACCCAACAATCTTCACCCAATACAATCTTATTGATATTGTAAGTTTGTTTAGAGATTGAAAACAAAGCATCACAACTCATATAAAATGGTCGGTTCCACATTGGAGCGGGAATATTATCCCAGATGTTTAAATACGTAATTGGAATCTGTTGGCGTATTTCTCTTTCAATATTATATAACCACGTCCAGAATCTTGGGTCAGTAAAGTGAAGTATAACATCAATCTCTTCCTCTTTAATCAAACGGCGAATAAGGTCCGGATTTCCGTATCCGCTCGTTGGATATAACTTAACATATGAGTCTGTAATATTTTTTTCTTTGTTAACAGCATCACTCATATCAAAAACCTTCCCCTCTTCAGGATGCTTTTGAGCAGCCGCCACCTGTACAAAATCATATTTGTGTACACAACCCAAAACCAGTTCCCTTGACATCGTAGAAATGCCACTGTGCATCCTAATATCATCGCTTAACAAAAGTATTCTCTTTTTTTTATTTTTCATCAATCTCTTCCTTATCTTTTACTACAGATTTACACCTTTGTAATGTCTTGTATGTTTAACTTTCATTAGAACGAACTTCCACTATCTTGTAAATCTAACATTTCATCGAGTAATATTCTATACTCATCATCTTTTAGATATAGAGCTAAAGAACGATTCACCAACTTTTGCAGTGTCATACTACTACCCAAATTTACTTCTTTGAATTTTCTATACCGATCTTCAAATACGTTGACCGATGTTAGTTTTAAATCGCCTTTAAATCTTTTCCTCATGGTGTAATTTACACATCATATCCTTATTAAATCCGACACTTCCCATATACAACTTCAACTGGTCAATCTCTTCATCAGTAGTTCCAGGAAACGCATCTTTGTATGTTATCAATCTATACTCTGATGTAGGGTCGTTTACAAATCTACTTGTCAGAAAGTCACATACTCCTCCATAGTGAACAGATGAGTATGAGAACACTTGGTCTTTTATATCCACACCTCTAAATTTAAGTTCATGTATCCATTCACTTTCATCTAACATAGACCAACCGACTGGCATATATTTCCATGATTCATTGCCCACACGGTCAGTAATCATGTGTTCAATATGTTTTTCCATCTTAGAATCCATTGCAAGAATGTTTGGACGAACGCCTTCTTGTTGTATTTTTAAACCGGCATATATAACTGCTACAGTGGTCATTCCAATTTGACGAGATTTTGTCACATGCAAAGTTTTACCTCTACACAGCATATCAAAAATTTTGAGTTGATATGGTCTCAAGTCCGAAATTTGTGGAAATGGTAGTTCGCCAATGTCAAAACAAGATCGGCCCACCTTTATAGGCGACCGAATGGATTTATGTTGTGTGTGCTTTACTTTCATATATACATATATATGAAAAGACCCAACGAATATTTCATCGATGGGTCTTATTTTAAATAATTTTGTTTTATTTTAATTAAAACGGAAATTCATCATCCTCTTCTTCCACATCCGAAAAGTCAGTTTCAAACTCTTCGATAATACTTCCGTCTTCTGAGTTATAACTTTCAATCTTAATGTTATAACCCCATAGACGATACAAGTGTTTCATCATGTCTTCTATATCGTCTTTACCGATTTCGACACCGTCATGTGATTGGTGAGTCAATAACATTGACCTATCACCTTTAATATCGACATTAGTAATCTTAATCTCAGGATAGTAATTAGTTATCATGTGTTGTTCTGCTAATGCGTTCCTAACATTGTTGAACCCTGTTTGATCTTGGATAGCAGATATCTTATATAAACTTTCATCAGCGTCATCATTCATAACAAACATCTTCCACTTTCTAACCATAGTAGGACTAAGGTATTGTCTGATGAAACTTTCGTCACGAAAGTTCTGCATCGAATAATGAAACGTTTCCAACCAATCAGTACCAGCGACCTCAGGCATATAGTATTTATCTTCCTCCGTTGGATTCTTACACATACGTTCCATGTCTCTCAACATATCAAATCCTAACGCATATGGATTAATACCATTGTAACGACTGTATGACTTCTCTTCGCCGTTTTCGTCTTTATAGATAACTACATCATCATAATCAGGTTGATGAACAACATTGGTGTGTGAGATTAAGAACTCTTTCATGTTACCGTCTGAGATTTTACCCTTATCATACAAACGATTCATGATGTAGTAGTGAACGTATGTAGCACACCCTTCATTCATGGTCTTTGTTTGAGGTTGGGGATAAAAGTATTGAGCTACCTTACGAACGATACGAATGATTTCTCGTTGCCAAGGTTCAAGGTTAGGTGCATGCTTCTCCATGAAGTACAAAATGTTCTCTTCCTCTTTCTCAGGAAAAGTATTAGGGTTCACTCCGTCTCTTGTTGTAGAGTCGAAACTTCTCCACAAGTGATTTACAGAAGAATCCAAAAAGTCTTGACGTTCTTGTTGTTGTAACTTCTCTTCGCCCACTGAAAGCTGAGGCGGCCTTTTGTATTTGTTGACGCCATGGTTCTTCAACGCATGACAACTGTTGAGAATTAGTTCAACTTCACGTTCACCATACTTCTCTTCACACTCAGAGATGTAACGTTTAGCGAATGAAAGATACGGTATGATGCCACTAGCATCAGTCCATTCTTTAAACAGATAATTGTTCTTGAAGAAATAGTTATGACCGAAAGCAGCGTGAGCAATAACCAATGTCTGCATGGTCATGGTGTTCTCTTCCATGAGATACGAAATACAAGGGTCTGAGTTAATGACGATTTCGTATGCCAATCCCATTTGACCTCTCTTATATTTTGTAGACTCTTGGACGAAATGTTTTCCGAAGCTCCAATGATTATACATGATAGGCATTCCCACCGATGTATAAGCATCAAGCATCTGTTCAGATGAAATCATTTCAATCTGATTTTCGTATATATCTAACTTTAGTTCCTCTTTAGCGATTTTGTCACATTCATCGTATACTCTACGAATCGCGTCAAAATCCCATTCGGCACTATTATATAACAACTTTGACTTTCTTGGCATAACTTTTATCTATCTTGTTTCTTGAATAGTTCAATGAACACCTTCCATATATCAGGAGATTGATTCACCTGTTTCATATCGAAGTTACTAGCGGTATCTCGTAACACATCATAATGGCACCACAACCCATAATCAGAATTGAAATACATATCCGAATACCTCGATCTATGATATTCTGTTTGAATGTATGCCATGTATTGTGTAATCGGAAGCAAATCGTTTTGAAGAATGTTAATAACCTCAGCGGTATCGTCTCCGAAGTTATCACCATCAGAACATTGAGCGATGTAGATATTCCATTCATTCGTAGGGTATCTTTCACGTTGAATTTCTTTCAATAACTTAAACGCTGAACTAACAACCGTTCCACCTGTTTCCTTTGAATGGAAAAATGTCTCTTCATCACACTCAGACGCCGCTGTGTGGTGTCTAATGAATATGATATCAGTATGTTCATACTTACGTTCAAGGAACATATAAAGTAACATGAAGAATCGTTTTGACAAACCCTTTTCGTGTTCACCCATCGAAGCAGACACATCCATTACACAAAACATAACAGCCTTGTCATTAGGTTGTGGTTTGAGATTGTAGTTACGGAATCTCATGTCAACTTCATCAAAGAAAGGAACCTGACGGAACTTCTTTTTCATCTTCATGATTTTCTCTTCGAGTGTCTTGATATCTTCTTCATCCTCAGCTTCGATCAGATCAACTTCCAACTTATCAAGAACTTTCTTTGAGGGTCGTTTAAGAGCAATTCGTCTACCCAACGAATTCTTATAAGACTGCAACTTGTCGAGGTTTGATATACTTCCATCTTTACGGAAGCCTTCTCTGACACTCTTGAAGTTTTTTATTTCCTTCATTTCCTTATCTTGTAAATTTGGAAGTTCCAAATCTTCAAAGAACAAGTCATAAAATTCTTCTTTACTTAAAGCAAACTCAAATTCATCCTCAGAAATTTCATCACCATTAGAACCTTGTTTTCCACCACCACCGGCGTTTTCTGGAGGCCTACGAATTGTATCACCTTTTTTATACGTCTTGTTTCCTGGACGAACATCATTCTTCTTACCAGTTTCCCAGTCGTGACCAAACGTAGGTTCTTTGATACCTTCTTTTGGGATTATAACGTTTTCACCCGTTGACGTGTCAGTTACCTTACGACCTCTAATCTTATCTTTGAGGGATTCGCGAATAGCTTCTTTAGCACGCTTAATAAAACGTTGTCTATTACTTGTCGATTTCCCTTTCAAATTTTTACGTCTGTCTATAATACGAGCCATAATTATTTCTTTGTGAGGTAGTCTACTACAGCATCCGCCATAGTTTTATTATTGTGTTCCAATCCTAACCTATCAATATTCGTTACATGAAATGCGACAATCTCTTGACCATCGATTTTCAGAACATCAAATATTTCACCGTTAACAGGTTCACGTTCCATCTTCACCACCAACTGCTTTTTATTTTCTTGTCTTGGCATAAATTAATTTAGTAAAAACCCCCACAAGGTTCTCTTGTGGGGATGATTGAATTAGTTACTCTTTGAGTATCTCATGTAGAAGTCAACGACTCTCTTGATTTGACGTAGAGTGTAACCGTTCTTCTCCATACGTGATACGAAGTCATTGTGTTTCTTTGTATCCTTGGAAGACTTCTTAGAGTCGAATGAGATAACAGGAAGCAGTTCTTCTGTTGAAGCGAACATCTTGTGTTCGATTACATCCTTCATCTTTTGGAATGAATCCCAACGTGGGAACTTACCACCATTCTTTGACTTAGATCGAAGAACAAAGTTTACAATCTCATGTCGGAAGTCTTGAACGTTGCCGATTCCAGCAGGCTTCTCCAACTTCTCAAGCTCAGCTTCAAGAGCGTGTTTGGAAATGAGTTGACCTGTATCGTGGTCTTTGTATTCCTGATCTTGAACCCAGTGGTCAGCGTAGTTAACATACCGTTCAAAGATGTTCTGTCCGTAATCACTATATGATTCAAGGTAAGCCTTTTGAATTTCCTTGCCGATTTCCTCAGCATACTTAGAAGTCAAAGTGTTCTTAATAAGGTTGATATATTCATCTTCTTTCTCAGAACCATACTGTTCTTTCTTAACAGCCTCTTCCAACACATACATCAGGTGAATTGGGTCAGCAGCAATCTCGTTAGCATCATGATTGAATGTCTTTGATAATACTTTGAAAGCTGCTCGTGTGGAGAACCCACTCATGCCTTCATCAAGACCAGCATAGTCTTTATACTCTTGAACCGACTTAGCGTCTGGCTTAACATCTTTTAAGTTTTCGCCATTATAGATTCGTAACTTGGTAAACAAGTCTGAATTCTCATGTTCAACCAATCGTGTTAATACAGAGAACTTGGATAGAATCTCAAGTGTCTTTGGAGCACAAGGAGCGTCGAAGAGATTAGATTCTCTAAGCAACTTCTCATAAATCTTCTTCTCTTCGTCGTAACGAACAGAGTATGGAACCTTTACAAGATAGATACGGTCTAAGAACGCCTCATTATTCTTGTTGTTTCTAAAAGTCTTCCATTCAGATTCATTGGAGTGAGCCATAACAACACCGTCGAAAGGAATAGGTCCAATTTCTTCCGAACCAACATAGTTACCTTCTTGTGTAGCAGTCAACAATGGGTGAAGAGTTTTGATTGGAGCCTTGAACATTTCCACGAACTCCATAACACCTTGATTACCACGACAAAGAGCACCACTGAATGAGTAAGCATCTGGATCATTTTGACTAAGTTCATCCAACTTACGAAGGTCAACCTTACCAACCAACGAACTGATATCTTGGTTGTTATCATCGCCTGGTTCCGTCTTAACAACACCACGTTGACGAAGTTTAGAAGGCATCATACGAACAACGGAAAACTTTGAAATGTCTCCACCATATTCGTCAAGACGTTTGATTGCCCAAGGCGAAAGAATTGTCTTTAGTCGATTCTTTGGAATCCCAAGTTCCTCAGAGTGAGACTCATTGAACAAAGAAAGCGGAGATTCGAAAACAGGAGAAATTGTATCACCAGCCTTTAGAACGTAAATTGGGTGAACCTCAACCAATTCCTTGATCCGTTCAGCCAAAGACGATTTACCACCACCGACAGGTCCAAGAAGATAAAACACTTGTTTCTTTTCTTCCAACCCTTGAGCAGCGTGAGTAAAATAACCAACGATTTGTTCAATGACCTCTTCGAGCCCATAAAAATCTTTGAACGCTGGATATACCTTAATTGTTCTATTCTGAAAGATTCTTCCCATCGTTGGGTCTTTCTGAGTATCGATAAGTTCAGGATCACCTATAGCGTCTAAAACTCTCTCAGCGGGTGAAGCATAAGCTAACTTATTCGTCTTACACAATTCAATGTAATCTTCCAATGAATACTCTTCATCTTTAGATTGTTTATATTGTTCTACAATTGATTTTATAATCGACATATTATTTCTTTCCTTGAGTTTTGATTTTCATTACCTATTTTATACATTCGACGACTCCTATTGTCAAATTATAACAACTTTTTTTAAGATTCTTCTTTGTATTTCTTTGATAGAGCATACAACGTTTTGTCTAAACGATTTATAAACGCTAAGATTTCGTCACGAATAACATATCCAAGGTTCCTTAACTCAACTATACTTCTCTCAGCAGCTCTTAAATCTGTAGATGCTTTAGTTAATATAGATGAGTTAAAACCATCTTCACCATATAATGTCCAGTCTGACTGACCACCATACTTTTTATCCAACTCCATTGCAATATTCAATCGGTATTCTTCCAACGTGTCAACATCATTTTGAGTTACGCCTCCATATTTATCAAAATACTTAACTTTGTTATCTTCGGCACATGGAATTTCGCCCATCAACTTAAACAACGTATGTTGAATTTTTTTGATATCAACCTTATCGGAGGATGATAAAAAATGATGTGACATTCCAAGAGAAGCATGAAACGAATCAAGTCTACCTACAGCTTCACATCGGGGGTCGTCTTTAGCCATACGTCCACCCATAGACATATCTGTATATCCACTGTCGCCTCGGCCAGTTGCCATGTTCTTATATTTCATTTTATATAGTTCAACTTATCAAAAAATATCACATTTTCCACCACTACAGGCCGCGCCCGCAGTTTCATCTACATTCTGATAGAATTCAGACTCTTCGAGAACAGTTGACCAATCGATTTCTGTATATTCTCGTTTAAGGTCACACCAAGTTTTCCAGTTGTTAACATCTTTCAAACAATATGTCATTCTTTTGAAATCACCATTAAAATATCTTTCGGCGAACTGAACAGCTCTTCGTATCCAATCCTTTTTATCGAACCATGTATCGTAAGTATCTTGATCTTTATGATACTGTTCTAACTGCTGTGAGAATTTTATCAACTTCTTATTGTATTGTGATGGTGTATAACCATTTTTAACAGGACGGACTGGATATGCAGGAACATCAAGATTATCAGCAATATCTTCGCCAATACCCAAAACAGTATCACACGCTTTCCAAAGGTTATCATCGAAAGCAAGAAGGCCAGCGACAATCAAACCACTAGCGAAAGCAGAAGCGTCGCCATACTCTTTAACAATTTCAGACGGTGTAAACACAGTTGTAAATGGAGCCTGTGGATAGTCTTTATCACCACTAGCAGGCAACAATGAAATACCAGCGAACCACTTACGGTTCTTGTAAATATAATCTGTTAAATCATCCCATTCATCTAATTGAACTGTGATAGTATTTGATACATTGTGTCTTGTGTAAGACTTTGTACATTTCTCAATACGTGTTCCAGCCTCTACCCAATTTTGTTGAGTTAACTTTACCTTGTCCAACAAGTCAATCGCCCCAAGTTGATTTTTGATAACAGAACCAACAGGAACCTCACACAAGAAAGAGATAACCATATCAGTTCCATTTGTGCTCCATACAGATTCAGCTACCGCCGAAGGATTCTGTCTCATAAACTCTTGAACAGGAAATTCCAACTTGTTGGCTTGAACTCTTCTCATGTATCTACGGGCGTGATGAGGGTGTATTCCACTTGAAGAACCCAATACACATGAAGTTGTATTATGACTTACACACCCATTGGCTAGCTGATATGTATGTGTGTTTTCTGTTTCTAAATCTAAAGTTAAAACCTTCCCATCAGATTTTTTTGGTGTTTTTATTACTTTCATATTTTTCCTTCTAATAATTTTCTAAATACTGTTTCTTTTATATCAGTTCCCCACAATATCAAAATTTAAAATATCGTCACCTTCATCTAGTTCATCAGCACGCTTCCAATCGCCATTCACCAATTTAAATTTGTGCCATGGTGTGCATTTGATTACACTGCCATCTTCCATAGGAATCTCATATACCTCTATGTTGCCATTGACATATAATTTAGATATATTTTCTAATTCATTATTCTCATTGTAAATCTGAACGGGACTTTTTAAGTCGAGCCACTCACCATCCATGGACTGTAGCTCTTTCAATGTAAACCCTTGGTCTTCGAAAATGGATAATATAGTTTTATTACCATCAACCGTTTTAATTTCTTGATTTGTATCAAGGCACCCCGCCGGCTTTACACAGGTTCCACGAGCGGCAACGTTGATTCCAATATGTTTTGCTGTAATAGCATTCATATCAAGAACCTGTTTTGCTCCGTCACGTTGAACCTTTGGATCAAATGCAATTTCAGGAGAATCCATCATACCTGTCATTGATACACCAATCAACGCTTCTTGTTCGACAAGATACTGGGAGGTTAATCCTAAATATTTGAATTTAGTATAATCAGCTTGAAGCGTTCCTATGAAAGCACCAGCACGACATACTTGTCTAAAGTCTTCAGCAGTTTTAACCTTCTTCATGTTTATCTCACAGAGATTACATGCTTGCCAACCGTTATACAAATTCTTTCCGTCTTTGTATTCCGGGCTCTGTTTGAACTTAGCCAACTTCGCATCGGATAACATGTTAATATCCAATGACGGATAAAATCCAATCTCAACACAGTTATGAACTAAAGTCCCATTGGCAAAAAAGTTATGGGTATTGTTTACCGTTATATCGTATACATCTTGATTTGATATAATTGAGATTCGTTTTATTTTTTTAATTTTTTTATTAATTTCCATTTTTTTTAAGTTCGTTTTCATAGTTGGCCCCACAATAAGTTGTGATGTCATCCACAATCACAGCACTCAGACCATATTCAGTTTCTAACAGCTCGGTTTCATATTTTCAATTACCCGAGTAGTCCATTTAGATTGATCGACATACACTTCTTCAGTTACCTCAACCGTCGATGAATACGACTCACTATCAAAATCAACGGAAACAACCTCATCATCAGTGGTCAAATTAGAGGCATTCACATACCCTCGATTGTTAGTATACACTCGGTGGTCAGATGTCAATTCTAACACAGTGTCATCATCAAACTCCAGTTTAATAACGTTAGCATTTTCACGGGTTTTAACGCCGGCCTTTACAGTCTCATACACCAAGTCACCGGAATCGTTATATGATAACACCTTATACTTGGATGGGTCTTCTACGATTTCACGAATTGAGACTAATCCACAATCCGTCTCTACCAATGTGTCACCCACTAAACAAGGGTTATATAGGATACCTTCGTCTTCTGCCCATACGAAACCTGGCTCACCAAATTCTTTGACAGACTCCATGACTTTCTCAAAGGCTTCTTTGGTTGTTTTGTCACGAATCAATAACACAGAGTTGTTCGAACGACCACGTTGAGGATTCGTTTCAAGCCAATTGCCTGTTTTAGCGTTTAACATCTCAGTATCCTCCGGAGAGAACAAACAAATAGTAGCACTACGACGAACCCCACCACTCAATACAGCATCCGACATGTGCATCACAACGTCATAAGCATCAATAGGCCGCAACTGACCAGCAAATCCGTCGGTATGAAAATCAGGAGAATTCAATCGACGTTCGATAAGATTAACAATATTGGAGATAGATGCCTTCAGCCCTTCTGGACCAGGCGCTTTAAATCCTCCTGATATTAATGAACCCTCAAGTCGTATTTTGGAATAATCAAATTCCATTTCATACCCATTACTCTCCGGAAACACAGATGAACCGTCAAAGAATGAGTTGATTGCCAAACCGATAGCATCAGCCCAACCTTCAATGTTATCTGGAATAACAAATTTCTTTTTTCCTTTTGTTCGTGGTGTTATCTTAGGCAATTTCGACACATGACACTTTTGAACGGAGAAGCCTGTTCCACATCCGCAGTTATGAACCACTGCCCCATTAGCCAATACGAAGTTGTGATGTTCCGGTACTGTTATATCCCAGTAGTTAATGTCATCTTCAATATATTCTTTTTTCTTAATTCTCATAAATATTTTTTCTCTTGCAATAATTGTTTAAATTCCGTTGTCGATATCCATTCTTATTATATTTTAGTGGATTCATGTGTCAGTAGTCAAATCTACAACAGTATCAATTTCAAGTATGTAAAAGTCTACGTGATGTAATGTATCATCGACGACAAACAACTACTTATTATCAAAAAACTTTACATCATCCTCATCTGATAAATCTTTAGCTTCTACCCAACCACGATTCGTAGTAAAAAACTGATGGTCTTCGGTACATTTTACCTCTGTATCGTCTTCGAACGTTATCTTTAATTTTCGTTTTCCTTTTGAGGGGGTTTCGAATACATTACTGGGTTTAACCCATACAAACTCACCCGAATCTTCCACATGTGCTAGTATTTCATCATTGCATGTAAGTTCGCTTATTTTTTTCACTCCACCTCGGACTTTAACCTCAGTGTCTGGGTGAAAACACAACAAAAGATACATACACTCTTGGAAAAAACGTTCACGGTCACAGTATGACACGATACAGTTAAACATTTTAGCCTCGTGTTTCTCAATTGACGGACCACCAAACTGTAGTGCTCTTTGTGATCCTAATACCCTTCGTTTTAATACTTGTTGCTTTGCGAAATCAAAATTTTTTCTAAATTCTGGTATCGTTTCCAATTCGTCTGTAAATCTTCGTTCATGCATGTCGAACACTCTGTCTATCTGTTCATCCCATGTTTCTCTTCGTTTCTCTTCAACGTTGTATTTTGCGTATTTAGCGTAAATTGTATATTCTTGTAAGGCTTTGATTGACATAATTTCTTTTTTTTTTCTAATGTTAGATAACAAAAACACACTAACGTCCGTGTGTCAATTTATAATTAAAGGTAAGTTTAAATATTGTATATATGAAGGATATATCCAATAAACAACCTTTATTTTTTATTTGTTTTTACACTCCAAAAAAACAATATTCTGCCATACTTATATGTTAAATCTAACGGAGAATATAGTAATCAACTTCTCTGAGATTATCCAACCCAGAGCCGCCTGCGTAACTTATAGCGCTTTGTAAATCGCCTTGGATTTCTTCGAGTTTTTCTAAATACGTAAATCCGTTACAATTGAGTTCTGTTAAGAAACCTTCCACATTTTTCTTATGCCCCTTATTCTCTTCGCTGGCAGAACCATAATACCTTTTTTTAATTATTTTATGTGGTATATCCACATCCACACCTTCGGTAGTTTCACGGCTCTCATACACATTCTCAGCAGGAGAGTCTTCACAAGCAGCAAACATACCTCCAGCCATTGTCATACTTGCTCCAGCACGAATAGCTTTAACAATGTCTCCGTTCTCAGACATTCCACCGTCAGCGATGATTGGAATTCTATTTGATGTAATTTCATCGACTCTCCGTTGTAGTTCAACCTGTATTGCCGTTTTTATGGTGTCGGGGTCGATTTTGTCTGGCTCACCCGACACAGGAACCAACAAATTGTTAATATAGTGTAAGGTGGAGTATACGGTATCAACCGATATCCGCACTGGCATATACGGATGGCGATTGTGTAACTCACGCTTAATTTCATTATAGATTGTAGTCTGAATCTCACTCCGAACGGATTCCAAATCGTCATGGATCGGAGTAGAACACCGTTTAACACAAGAAAACATTGGACACGTGAAACCTGTTTTGAGTTTAGTGCTGCAGTTATGTGCTATGATATTTTCACCGACACAGTATGAATGGTCACTCTCAATCTCTAGATCGTATACAGGAATATCAAACTCATATTCAACTTTACTTATTTCCGGTTCTATAAATTTGTATTTCATTTTCTATTTCATCTAGTACTTTAAAATTTACTGTTCGTATATCACACTCCCAGTATAAAATTCTTTCACCTCAGAATCCGAAGTCATATTGATTATAACTGAGAATCACGGAGTATTTTGGAGTGGGTGTTGGTCTACTGTTATCAAAAGATGCTCATCTGTTATCTTATGGGCTTCCAACCAAAAAGCGAAATCGTGAATGTTTTCATCAGTTACAGAGTCAATATCGGATTTGTAGATCACATAAAACTTGTGATTCTTTGTACATACATTTCCGTTCACACTAATCATATCATTGGAATACTTTTCTATTGTATCCAATACGACCTTATAATCTCCTGTGTGTGTTATTACCCTGTCACCAACTCTAACATCTTTTATTTTCAAACTACCGTCTACCGTATTTACCATAGTATCTCCGAGAAAACAAACTCTCCCTTGACCAATACCAACCTTAACAGCATCAGCACCCCAATCGTTTAGGTCTTCAACGGCCTTCCGTGTCATTACATTTCCAGCAATAATAAAAGGTTTTATTTCATTGTCACCGAACTTAGTAGTGATATGACTCAATATGTCTTTTACAGGCTTACTATGACCGTGGGCAACATCGATTGTAATATAATCTACCAACGGGGAACCCATTTCCGTTAACCAGTCTATGAAGTCATAGTCTTTCTGTTGTACACCCAAGGAAATCGATATGATTTCCAATCCATCTTGGCTCTTCCGAATCCAATTCTTGATACTTTCGTAATCATAAAATCTATGAAGTACATAAAAATATCCAGAGTTACTCAGTTGTTCCGCTAAGTCGAAATCAATACTACATTTCATATTAGCAGGAGTGATAGGAACCTTAAACGTGTGAGAACCAAAGGTTACGGAGGTATCCAATTCGCTTCTTGAATCTCCGTCATAATAATCAGCAATTAATGCTACATCATCATAATATAATAGTTCACTCTGAATATCTTTTACAGATTTCTTATCAGACTTCGTATCATTGTTTTTATCAGCCATGACATTTCAGTGTTCGACAGAGGTTGAGGATTGTATTTCAATTCTCATAAATCTCATGTTTCAAAATCCGAACGAGCGACCACTCATCATATGAGTATAGTGAGTTACATTCTTCGTATAATAACTCCGGTACATCCGGAGGGGTTAATACACCCTCCGGATGTTTTTTCGAATAATAAAGAAACAGTGGTATTTACTAAGCTTCTGGTTGTGCCTGTGTTTCCGACTGTGAATCTTGGTTAACTCGTGGGTCAACTTCGTATACAGTACTTCCATTATCTACGTTACTAGCAACAATCTTAGTTCCTGTGAACTTAGATGTGATGTGTAGAAACAACGGAGCATAGTCTTTAGCAAATGCTGACAAAGCAACATTTGGATCAGTACCAAAATGCCAGGCAGCTGACGGATTCTCTTGGCTTTTGAACTTACTAGCAACGAAACAGGTTACCCCTTCGTCTGCCAATTCGTTCGTTAGAACTTCAATCTTCTGTAACAGTTCCTTTTCCTTATCGGAAAAGTCTGGTGTTGTAGAAACGTCAATAGGTTCAATTTCCTTTTCTTCTGTGTCTAATGTGTATTCACTCATATTATTTTTTCTTTTTTTTGTTTAAAAATTAATTGCATGTTCCTTCTTTGCGGTCACATGGGCCGTCATTCTTTACGGAGTATTCACAATACTTACAATTACTATATCGTGTCTTTCCTTTGTGTGGATTCTTTTTGAATTCACCTTCTAAATTGTATTCGCCGTCTTCTGTAAATCCGTGTTTTACGAAACGAACCAAATCAGCGACCGATTCGTTAACAAAGTTTTTGGATGCAGGTGGATTGATTCGTTGGAGTCTGCTTTCGGGAAACGATACGTTCTCCATCAGTGTTCTTTTCAACACAATAAACTCAACGTCAATCTTTGTTAGAGGAACACCGAACTGTTGTGCAAAAAACGCCTTATACAAAAGCAACTGATAAATCTTGAACACATCATTCTGTTGATACGTATTCCACATACGAGTTGAAGTTTTCAAATCGATAATTTTGAATTTGCCTGTATTAGCATCTTGTAACACAATGTCAAGATACCCAACAAATTTTAGATTGTTCAACACTGGCATATCAATAACAGTTTCAATACCAAACAATTTATACTTCTTAGGTGGGAAATATTTACGTCTCGAATCTAAACCTGTAGCAGCATCCAAGATTTGATATCCGTGTTGTCTGAATTTCTCTTTCTCAGAATCTTCAATCACAACGGGTGCACTCACAGTTTCATAGGTCTTCTGTCCTCCATCATCTAAAATGTAATCACCTTTTTCATCCTTACAAGAACGTCTCGATTCGTTTTTGAGTTCCTTCTCAAATACATCATCGAAAATTTTCTTAACGTCTACCGAATCAGCAGCACGACTACCTTTTGTTTCGTTAGCATCCGACCCATCAACTTTGTAATATAACTCTGATAAGAAGGTTTGGATAGCTTCATGAACAGCGGTTCCAAAAGCACAATGAACATTTTGTTCGAATGTTCTCATATTGTCGATATACCCATATTTCCATGCTTGAGGACATTTTAAATAGGTTTGAAACTGCGAATAGGAAATCTTTTTTTGTTTCCCACCCACTCTCTTTTTTTCTGCTACTGATTCAGACATAGGGACAATAATTATGAAAAAAATAAGAAAGTCAACATATAATAATTTGTTTTAAGTATTTATAGTTGTGGAAATTACGTTAAAACAGTTATTGTTGGAAATTGATAATAAATGGGAGATTCCGTCGTTGAATGATGAGGAAGCTGCTATACGCTCTGCGGCCGAAGAGTTCGATTTATCTTTGAAAACCATTGTTGATAGGTTTCCGTCAGGCCAACTTCGATTGATGCCTCAAAAAGTATGGGAACGGCTTAAAAATACTGATTCCACAAAAACTGAGTCTTTCTATGATATGGTTCAAACTATTCAGAAACACCAAAAGAAAGATCCAACCTACGAAAAGGATTGGAAAAACATCAAAGACGGTTTCAAAGACGATGTTAAAAAGATGAAAGCACCTATCGTAGTAAGACACAAAAATGAATACATTCTATTAGCAGGTAACGCCAGATTGATGGTCGCTAAAGCTATGAACGTTCCTCCGTTTGTGTATCTGTTTTCGATTTAATAAGTTCAGCAGCATCGTAGGCTTCTCTTTGTGCTTTGATTTCGTTAATGAAATCCGCTAGGTCTTCAGCTTTGGTATAATGTATAATCATCTGGTCACCATATGGTTTTCCTGTTTTGATAATACGCCAAATGAATCTACATCTATTTCTAAATGTAAGCTTATCTGGAAAGTCTGTATAAATACAGACGCTGAAGGTTTTAGTTTCTTCGTCATACTCCACATTGAGTACTTCAGAAAAACAATCACATTTTACATATATTTCTTTGTTTTTCATGTCTAAGGAAGTAGTGAGAGGTCTGAAACCAAAGACCTAAAATGTGCATCTTCCGCGTCACCAAAATAGTAAGCAGCAGTGATTTCACTTCGAAAACACACAAAACCGCCGGTATCAGTTTCCTCCGGAGGTAAAGTGTGAACATCTGAATCGATTAGCGTAACAATCTCTTTATCTACATAATAAGGATATGTAGGGTCAGTGGAAATTCCAAAAATAATACCGGGTGTATACTTCGACTCACCTATATATTGTATCTGATCTATCGACGCAGCCAATGTAATAGTTGTGCCAAAACCTTGGGGGCTTTGGTTCTCCCATTCCATTACAGAAGGGTTTTCAGCAGAGGGATTTTCATACACGAATGCATTACAAGCGTGGCCGACGTGAGCCGCGGCTTTCCCTGGAGTAAGTGACGGCAAATCTGTGCGAGTCAGAATGTATAATCTGTAATCTGGTTGGGGTTGGGTTAGTTTTTTCATAATTTAAAATCCTTCTATTGTAAAAAGTTCACTGATACTTTCATTGTTATGGTTTCGTTCAATAGCACGAGCGAAAGTTGGAGCCACACTCAACTGTGTAAGAAATGGAAACGTGTCTTGAGTTATGATATCATTGATTGTTGTATCTGTAAAGATAAATTCATCTATCACGTCTTGAGTTTTAAGTCGTTGATAAGCAACTGAAGAAAATACGCCATGTGTAATAGCACACCTCACTTTAGAAGCACCAGCACACACACAAGCAGTGGCGGCGGAAATTAATGTTCCTGCGCTCTCTGTCATGTCATCTACGATTAACACATTCTTTCCGGCCACGTCACCACTCACAGAACTCGTTTCGACCGTGGTGTCGTCGATTCGTTTTTTAGCAACAAACACAAACTCAGACCCCAACGTCTCAGCAAAAGCGTGAGCTCGTTTTACACCGCCTACATCAGGAGATACTACCACATCAACATCACCGTTCACATAATCGACGATGGTAGGAGTAGCATACAAATGGTCAACGGGAATACTAAAGAATCCCTGAGCCTGAGCGCAGTGAAAATCCATACCAATCACTCGACCAATCCCAGCACCTTGTAACATATCAGCAACCATTCGACCGGAGATAGGTGTTCGACTTTTTGTTTTTCGATCTTGTCGAATATAACCCATATATGGAATGACGACAGTAATACGACAAGCACTTGCTCTTCGAGCGGCATCAATCATAACCATCAACTCCATCAAGTTATCATTCACAGGAGAATTCATACTTTGAACAATATAAACGTCAGCACCACGAATGTTTTCTTTGTATTGACAATACCGTTCACCAGACGGAAATGAATGTAAATATACGTCACCCTGATCCATTTTTAGTTGACGACAAATTTCATTTACAAGTTTCGGATTGCTCGAACCTGAGAAGATTTTTAGTTGTGATTCAGACATAAATTTAAGAAATGTGATCCTATGCGTTTTATTTATTTGTTGATATAACAATGACTATACACTTTATGTTATATATGTCAAGGGTCATTTAAAAAAAAAATCAAAATATATCAAGTTAAAATACTCAGATACTACTATTTATATTTAAACGCAAACGGATTAGGGATTAAATGGAATGAATTATAAAAAAATATACTACAATATCATAGACAATTCAAAGTCATTGAACCGGAACAAACTCACAGGTGAATATTACGAAAATCATCATATAATACCGAGGTGTTTGGGAGGTGACAACTCAGAATCAAACTTGGTATTACTCACAGCAAGAGAACATTTTATATGCCATGTGTTACTAACTCGGATGTTTCCGTCTGAGGGGAATTTGTTATGCGCCGTGAATTATATGATGAACGACAACGGATACGGCCGCAGTGAAAATTTATCCAAGAGCAGATTGTATGAACTGTATCGTGTGAAGTATTCCGAATATCTTAAACAAACGCGGATGGTTATTGGCGAAGATGGTGATTGTTTTAGGATTGATAAAGACGACCCACGTATCCAATCAGGGGAAGTAAAACATTTGATGACAGTGAAACGAACTGCCGGGTTAAAATATATTACCAAGAACGGGAAAGACCGTAGAGTGACGGCGGAAGAACTTGACATATACATATCCGAAGGGTGGGAACGAGGAACCTCAATTTCGTCGGAATTTTATTCCAGTATGACGAAAGGTATGAAGCGAATAAATAACGGTGTGGTTGAAACGAACGTGAGGGTTGATGATATTCCTCAGTATATAGAGAGTGGTTGGGTATTAGGTAGTCTGTCCAGTTCAACTAAGGATACGGTGTGGATAAATAAAAATTGTAGTAATAAAATGGTATCAAAGTCGGAACTCAATTCGTTTTTAAACGATAAGTGGGTGATTGGTATGTATCGTAAGGATAAATCAAATTCCAAAATAGCAATACACAACGGAACACGGGAAAAACGAATCCCCCCAACAGAACTATCAAAATTTCTAAACAATGGATGGCAACGTGGGAGGTTGTGCAAAACTAACAAAGGTCGAAAATGGATGTGGTTAGATGGACGTAAAAAAGCCGTCGTTCCGAAAGACATTACATCTTATCAAAACGACGGCTGGAAGTTCTATAATGAGTTATAAAGCACAACGTTCACGAATCTGAGCGAACGTTGGCTTGATTAGAATCTCACCACATTCAAAGTGGACCTTTAAGAAGTTTTCACGATCACCGAGTTCGTCTTCACGAACTGTGATGAAGTTTCCGGCGTCATCCTTCGTGAGAGCTTGTCGTCCAGCCTTACTCTTCTTAGAAGTATCAAGAGGATTCTTTTGAACGTCTCCCCACACACCATCAACCATTTGAGCACAACATTTGAAGGCGAACCGCATCGTATCACGATTTACTTTCTGGAGCAATCCACCTCCCATTCCGAAGACTTGAGTTGTGGTAGCGTAACCAGCATTCGTCAACGCCTCAAGAATCTTTTCGATTCCGTCAATGTCGATTCCGTCACCCCAGATTACTCCGACAGCAGGGTGCAATTCCTTATAACCCTTACTGTTGACAGTAACACCATAGTCACGTTCAAGTTGTTCGTAAGTCCATACAACCAATTCCTCTGGAGTTTGGTGTTCTGGAGTACAACTGTCAGGACGAATGACGTACTTATTAGGAATGCCGACCGTCTTAGCCTCTTTATACTGGTCAAGAATAAATTCCTTCAAGTCTTGACCAACATATTGAGCAACGTGACGGTAGTAATCGTAACTATCGGCAACGAAACTCTTCATTCCGATACCAACACGTTCCATGCATCGGCGGATAACTTTGAGTTCACCGTCTTCACCCTCACTTGTCATAAGACTGTGTTCCGTAGCGAAGATGCTGTAACCAAGACCTTCGTAAGAATCACCGAACAAACGATTGATGTGTGTCATAGCAACCTTCGTGTCAGTTCCAAGGAAGTTGATAAGGTGAGCACTTCCACCTGTAGCAGCAGCTTGTTGGTTAGTTGTGCCACGAGCACCGAAGTCGTGAAGCATGAATGGCAACAGACTGGCATCGTCAGATGTTAGGTCGAGATACCTCTTAAGAATCTTCTTAACCTCGCGACTCTTTGTGGCAACCGTCATTGGATACCATACTCGTAGGAAGAAAGTTTCAAGGTGACCTGGAAGTGCAGCAGTTAACTTGCCTCCAAGGTTCTCAATCTGAAGCATTACGTTGTCAACTGGAACAACAGTTCCCTCGTCGACCGATGAAATTCGAACGGGTAGTTTTCCGTCAAATTCATTGACGATATACTCCCACATTTCTCGGTTAAAAAGCTTCTCATTTCCAAAAAAGTGAAACTTACAGCGGATCGCCTCTTCTTCAATCATATCTTGTGTGATACGAACGTTAGCGAGTCCCTCAAGCATTTCACTTACACCGTAAACTACGGTTTCGGGAAATTGAGCACCCACACGGGCCTCAAGGTAATCAGTTACGGCCTCTTTATTGAGTCCGATGTGGTGTGTACATTTATAGGAATCGGTATCATCGATGATATCGAATGGGTTAATTATTGTTTGTGTATCTTTATTCATTTTGTGTTTTCCTTATCTATATCAGGAGTATGTTTATAATAGTGATAGGTTTATCCCCAAAGTCAAGGGTATTTTCAAGTTTTTTAATGACCTCCGAACGGTCGGGAATCTCTCTCAATAGTCTGTGAGTGGAGACGTTCCACTCCCCGTCGACATCTTAACTGTCGGCTCACCCTTAGAAGCAGTTGTCGAAATGCTATCGATTTTATCAGTCCCAGAGTCAGGATACCGCCCAACAAACACGGAAACGGCCAACTTACCGATATCATAATATCCTCGATTTTGCATGTCAATTTCGACAAGTTTTAGAATATCAGATTGATTATATGTAACTGTAATTGTTTCTTTCATAATTTTAAGCGTAATCTCCGTGATCCTTTATTTTACGTTTTCTGAATTTCATTTCTTCTGAACAATGCCAACTACCTAGAAACTCACCTTGAAGGTGAATTATTTGGCAGTTATCCGGCCGTTTAACGCGGTCAAAATATTCAACATCCCATCCTAAAAGTTCCATTAAAATAACTTTCATAAATGATCCGTGTGTCACAACAACTGTGTTGTCATGTCCACGTTTTTCAATTTCATCTAAGAATCGTTTACCTCGCATTAATACATCCAATGTACTTTCACCATCCGGTGGACAATAATAAAATGAACCATATGATTCTCTCACTTCCATCATCTCTATATTGCCAAATTCGTTAGTATATGAATTGGGCATACCGAACGACTGTTCAGATACAAGAGGTTCTTCACGAATCGAACTCAAGTTGGAAATAATTGACGACTTCATCAATTCAAATGTTTCCTTAGCACGATACATCGGAGAGAAATATAAAGCCGCCGAAGTGGATTGAAGATGGATAGCCAATTTCTTCCCAACGTCTTCGGCTTGACTTCTTCCTGTATCTGATAGAGGAATCTTCCAATCTGGAGTTGTAACGTAATACGTTGAGTTAATATTACCCAACGATTGTCCGTGTCTAATTAATGTTATTGTCTTCATATTAAATATCTCCTAAAAATACCAATGTGTTAAACAACGGAACATGTTCAGGAACTATCATATCAGGCGTAATCTTCCCAACATCAAATAACCGTAGTTCTTCAATATCATCCTGTGGAGTTGGATTGCCATCTGTATACACAGCTGTAAACAGAGTCGATTTAATACTATCACTTTCTGCACGGTACCTCCAATCATCAATGACAAATTCGTCAATATATGTTACATTGTCAATGTCGATATTAGCTTCTTCCATAACCTCACGAATAGCAGCTTGTGTTGAAGTTTCTCGTGGGTCAACGAACCCACCAATGAAACGAAACAATGTCTCATTTGGTTTGCGTGCCAATAACAACTTGTCACCTTTGAAAACAGCGACATCAACTGTCGAAAAGGCCGTTGGGTATTTTTCATTGACAATGCCACACACAGCAAGTCGGTATTCCAATGTCCGTTTAGCATACGAAGGAACTTCAATTTTAATGTTCTCATTGACATAACTTTCAGCCGGCAAAGCGTAAATAATATTGTCGCCTGTGTATTGTGGCAGTACAGTTTCTTTACCACCGAAAATTTCAATGTCATCAACTGTTACTTTATTCTTCTTAGCATACCGATCTACTTGTTCATCGAGGTTGGCAGACCAATCTTCGTTCTCACGGACATCTTTAATGTATCCGATAGTAGCATCAGGATAAGCTTCTTGAAGCATGAACTTACGTGTCTCAAAATCCATTGGATTCTTGAGTGTAGCTTTGATATGAGCCAAACCTACAAGGATTAGAACTCCGCCAGATTCCGTGAGTTTATCCTCAATGAATTCATCAAGTATGGGATTAATAGTTGGCCGTTGAAAACGACCGATTATAACTGTATGTTTATTTTTCATTGTTGTGTTCTCGTAATTGTGTACTACTAATGGTGTTATTATAATCTAACACACCTACTATCATTTTGTCAATCATTATTCTACACTGTTTTGGAAGTTCACATGTAAAACGGTATATATCACCATCTTCAATCATGTCGTTCCTCGGAGACACTACAAACTTTACGTCATTGTCGTGTAAATCCATGATATCTTGTACAGGAAAACGCCATATGATACGAAAAAGTGTATCAGCACCAATCACAAAGTTTCTGGCTCCGTAATTGACCTTATCAACAAACTTAGGAGCATCTGTGATAATAGCTGGATATTCTCCAAACAATTCTAACCGACGATCAATCTCAGAATCATCAAGTGTAGGTTTATCAACGTTAGTCTTACTAATCTCAAATACAGAATATCCATATTCCATAGTAACCTTACGAAGAATATCGGTGTGACCATAGTGAAGTGGATTGAAACTACCTGGAAAAAGCCAGACCCTACTCAAATCCAAATCGTAGTCGATATTGTGAGTTTTAAGAACCATTTTCGATAACCTCACTAACTCTAACAAGAATTGCATCAATGAGATTCTGTTCTTGTTCATCTCGCGTACCGTCGGCGAACTCAACTGTATAGTTGGTTATTTCAGCGCCAATATTGATAGCAATGTAAGCACCATTCCAACGACCCTCTCGTTCGTTCTCACCTCTTGTGAGACTAGCGGTTACACCAACCCCAATGAGTTTGTTCAGAGATATGGGAAGCTTAGCTATTTGAGCAATACTTAGCGCCTTGAAAAAAGACACGTTTGCCATTTGATTAGCAACTTCCTCACTGCAGGATTTGTCCACCTTCTGACCGATATATTGGTCTAAAGCGACAACGTGATAGGGAACTTCATATCCCAAAATTGTCTGACTTCCTCCGCCAAACTTTAAGAAATCACCGATGAAACCTGTTCCACCTCCAGTGATTGCCATGTAAATCTTATACGGGCTATTATTTATAGCCTCAACTATTTCTTTCTTAACCATTATCTTTTATCTAGGTTGAATTGAACTGTATGTTTCAATCGATTTATCTATATCTTATCGATGTCAACGGTTATAACTATAAAGAAACTACCCGAAATGTCAAGTAGTTCCTGTTATTTTAACAATGAATATACGTCATTTGAGAGATTCAGTAGTCAAAGACAGTGGTTCCTCTCATGTCAATCATTTAAATATCCGATTGTCAAGTGGAATTGGAACTTCGGTAAAGGCGTCAACCCCAAGTAGTTACGAAGCTCGCTGGCTTGATCACACTTTACAGGCAACCAAAAGTAGTTTTGGCCGTTATCCTGGATTGTTCCATAAGAAAACTCAATTTCTTCACCGTCTCTGTATCCCCACAATTCTTTATCTACGTCAGCATACTTCCCAGCAACAACCGTAATGTGTGCTCCGTGAAGTGGAGTTGTAATCCTCCTACCTTTGAATAACAACCAGTTACAAACTTTGTTGTAATAGTATACAATATCAGAAGGACAATCGATCACAACCCAGCCATGACCACCATCATCTTTGTGGCGACCATACCGAATTTTACCTGTAGTTGTATATGGATATTGTGTCATTTCCTGTGTCTCCGTCTGTGATTGTTTGACATCTTATTAGAATCATTGAAGTCAGTTTCCTTCTTGGATACCCACTTCGAAAACTTCTTCATACGAACATCTGCCATTATGGAATCAATTGTATTGAAGTGATACATTAGTTCACTCTCTGACCAAATGGAATGAATTTTATTATGGCAGATTATATGTAATCGGACTGTATCATCCTGTCTTCCACCCTTCAGTTTTGGAACTAAATGGTGAAGATTAGAGTTGACGTCCGACATTTCTCGGCCGCAAATTGGACACTTTCCTAACATAAGATAACATTTTACCCCACAATTGGTATTATGTCAACACTTTTTTTAACTGCTGACTTGTGGTTATAAAAAAATCCTCACTTATGTAATATTTATACTCATAAGTGAGGATCGAATTTACGTATCGTAAATGTTATTGTTTAACAACTCGACCAAGAATCTCTTCTTCGGTGACTAAATAATAAGTGTTGCCATCGAACTTAACCTCAGTCCCACTCATTTTAGACGTAATAACAACATCACCGACCTGAATCGATAGAGCAATGTTCTCACCCTTTTCGTTTCGATACCCTTCACCAACAGCAACGACTGTTGACTTGTTTACCTTCTCATTTCGAACAGCGTCGGGGATGATAATTCCTCCGAGTTGTTGTTCACCTTCATCTACGACGGGTTGTATCAACAACCGTGGTCCAACTGGAACTAATTTTTCTTTACTCATAATTATTTTATTTTTGGTTTAAACTATAATATTTCCGTTATCGTGTAACGGCTCTCTTCCTGGAACAATGATACCACCATCTGATATATTAGTATCTAAGGAGGTTCCTTTGATAATTTGATCTCTAAACAATTCATCCTCACGGATTTCCATCATTCGTTGAACAAGTAACTCTTCAGGTACATTGTCAGAAAAGGTTTCAACATCTTCTTCGGAATTTTTATCTACAATAGCCACTCTACCAGCGACTTCTGAAAATGCTACCTTGAACCGACTCTTTTTAACTTGATCTTCCATAATTTATATACTATGATATCTATCTTTTGTGTAGTCAACATAAAAAAACATAATTCGATATTTATATAAGATGATTAAGATGAAATACTTACTAACGGAGAATGCGACCACTGTAAAGCGGATTGCTCTTGATATGGATGGAGTGATTTGCGACTTCAGTAAGCAATATCGAAAGTATCTAGCCAACGACAGTATTTGGAACTCTGTGGTTAATTATAGAAAGGCTATCTCACAACGAAAGTTGGATAATCTCAACATGGAACGTCCCGAATTCGTGAAGTCCGCCACGGATTTGAGAAACAAGATTTTAGACTCAGGCGAAGTTGATGTCTATGGTATTGTTGGCGACCAATTTAGAAAGAACTTTACTATGTCTCCAGCGTGGGACGTTCTAATGAAAGGCCAAGAAAACTATTGGTCTGATATGGATTGGCAAGACGGAGGAAAAGAGCTAGTAAAGTATCTTAGGTCTTTAAACATCCCAATCGAAATCTTAACCGCTGGTGCGGGTGGATATGCCGATAGAGGTAAACAAGCGTGGTTACAAAAAGCTGGACTTGGAGGTTTGAAGTTCAACATTGTAAACTCAGGCAAAGACAAGTGGGAATTCGCTAAAGAAGGCGACTTACTAATTGATGACATGGAAAAGAATGTCAAACTGTTCGTTGAGGCCGGTGGTATGGGTATCATTCACACGTCAACCCCAAACACAATAGAACAATTACACAAAGCTGGATTATGATTGCTGAAAAATTACAAGAAGGTAAATTGAAGAATGCTATAACTATGGGAACCATGGCTGCTGCTTCAGCGTTGCCTTCTTTTGCTAATAGAGCTGAGAAGATTGATCCTGTAGAACTATATAGTCAAATTGAACGACATGAAGGTTTTCGTGATACAGTGTATATGGATACACATGGACATCCAACTATCGGAGTCGGGTTTAACTTAGATTCCGAAACTAATAGAAAGTTTCTTGATCGTAATCCAGAAATCAAACAAAAGATTGTTAGTAAAATACCGTTATCAAAAAGAGATGTTTATGTATTATATAACTTCTCTCTTAGATTAGCATACAAAGATGCTGTTGATCTGTTTCCTAATTTTCAAAAATTGCCTAAAGACGTTAGAAAAGTTATTATCGATATGAGTTTCAATTTGGGAAAAACCAGATTATCAAAATTTAAAAATATGAGAGCCGCCGTAGCACAAAATGATTTCAAACGAGCTGCTAATGAAATGGTAGATTCAGATTGGTATCAACAAGTGGGATACAGAGGTAAAAATTTAGTGGCTATGATGAAGTCGGTTAGAAGAGGATGATTAAATTAAAACAGATACTTACAGAAGGAAAGTCGGTCGGTGAGTTTGTTCGGTTCGGCGGACTATCTCCCGTGAAACAGAAAGGGTATAATCCGAATTTCGATGGTTTCCATAGCCCACCTACTAGGAAAGGAATTTACGCCTTTCCCAAAGGTTACATTGAAACATTTCTGTTGGGTGGGGGTTACGGAAATCCAAAGAAAAAAGACGCCTCAAATCGATTGGTCTACGTAAAAGATAAGGACGGAAAGAAAATAACAGATGAACATCCAGACTTTAACAAGTATGACGATAACGATAATATATGGTCTGTCGAAACCGGTCTTAAAAATGGAGCAGAACCAGATGAAGATGGTGAATTTTGGCATGACGACAAACATCATGCTCTTGTAAAAAAAGTTCACCCTAGGAGATTCAAATACTCAGGTGAGATTTGGCATCACCATAAAGAGTTTGTTCCACCCAAAAAAATATTAACAGAAAAAGGTTCTTGGGTAAAAACTGACATGGAAACTTATTTACACGCTTTCGTTAGAAATGCACATTCAGCCAAAAAAGAAATGAGACAGATGATGGGAAGACAAGGGAAAGACAAGGAGTTTAGTATGTCAGATGCAGATTCCAGAGCTGACCCATTAAAGTTTTTCACAAAAGACCATTTAGAAGTATTTATAGAAAGAGTAAAGTGAAATTGTTAAAAAACATAATAAACGAATCGTATGAGAAACATTTAAGAGTTTTTGATTTTGATGATACGCTCGTCAAAACGAGATCTTTTGTATACGTAACTAAAGAAAACGGCAAAAGATTAAAACTATCCCCTAGCCAATATTCTGTATATTCTAAGGAGGATGGAGATACTATGGACTACTCAGATTTCGAATCGGTTAAAGACCCTACTCACATTCGACACATTATGAGAATATTCATTAAACACTTGAGAAGTAATGACGGTCATAGGAATGTTATATTAACAGCTCGGGGAGTTGGCGCTAGAAAATCAATTTTGAGATTTATTAGAAGCCTAAAAATAGGAAATAGTGTTGAGTTGATAACTCTCAATAGTTCTGACCCGAACGATAAAAAGAATTGGATTGAAACTCAAATTAGAACAAATCCAAATATAAAGTATGTGATATTTTACGACGACTCTCATAAAAACATCGAATCAGTCGACACTTTAAAATCTAAATACCCAAATATAAAAATAGAAACACAATTAGTAAAATGAAAAAAGTATTCTTAGGAGGAACCTGTAACGATTCGACTTGGCGTGAGGAATTGATTCCAATGTTAAAAGTTGATTATTTTAATCCAGTCGTTGACGATTGGACTGAAGATGATTACCAAAGAGAGTTGGAAGCTAGAGAAAACAGCGACTTTGTTTTGTATGTAATCACCCCACAAATGAAAGGTGTGTACAGCATCGCTGAAGCTGTTCAAGATAGCAACACGAAACCACAGAAAACCATTTTTTGTGTTTTAAAGACATATGATTCCAAAACATTCCAAGACGATGAATTGAAATCATTAATAGCGACAGTGAAAATGGTTCATAAGAACGGCGCTAAAATTTGTAAAAATTTAAAAGATATAGCAAACTATTTAAACTCATGATCAGAATAAAAAAAATTATGGAAGAAATTCTGGACGGAGGAATTGCCGACAGCCACTCTATTCAAGACATAGCAGACAAACACAATGTTGACGTATCAAACGTCCAAGCTGAATTAGAAGCTGGTATTGAAGTTGAAATGGAACACACAGATGACCGCAACGTTGCTGAAGAAATCGCGTTGGATCATCTGTATGAAATGTCAGATTATTACAGTAGGTTAGCAGATATGGAAAATCAAAATACACCGTAATGACATATCCCGAATTAGTCAATAGATTGAATTCTATGATCAGCGATTCGACAACTGATATGCCAATGTATGATGAACTTCTGAACAGTATGCAGAACGAAAGGGGATAACAACTGAAATCATCCGTATTAGACCAGATGAGTATATCAGATTGTCCGCCCGTAACCGAAATACTACTAGATCAGAAGAAATAAGGGGTGTAGACAAGAATTTACTTGAAAAATATGAAAAAGATTTATAACTATATTACAGAACAATGAAGATGACCAATTTCCAATGCCAATTATAGCACCAAACGGAAATCAAGAGGGACGACACCGCACATTAGCTCTACATAATGTTTTACAACGAATTTTAAAGAAAAACGAACGATTCACACTTTACATAGATAAAGTAAAAATTCCCGTAGCAATTTTTACAAAGATACAAGATGAACATTAAACTTAAAAGCTTAATAAATGAAGGGTTGAAAGAAACTCTATCAGTTGAATACCTCAAGAACCTTATCAAAGGAAGTGAGTTTGAAAACAAAGTGTACATAGCCGGAGGAGCTGTACGTGATGAATTGATGGGCAAACCTATTAAGGATATTGACTTGGTTGTTGATATGCCCGAAGGCGGACTGAAATTCGCTGATTGGGCAACTAAACAAATGGGTAACTTCAAAGAAGGAAGTAACCCAATCGTATTTCCAACATACGGAACCGCCAAGTTTAACTTGCGTAAAGTAAATTACAAAGGGGAAGACTTATCTGAGATTGATATCGAAACTGTTGCTCCACGATCCGAAAAATATGAACCTGGAAACAGAAAACCCGAAGTTCAAGGTGCGTCATTGAAAGCAGATGCGGAACGACGAGATTTGACTGCTAACAGTTTATTCAAGAACGTATCAACCGGCGAAATTGTTGACTTGACAGGAAGAGGAAGGGATGACCTTGAGAAAGGTATTGCTAGAACTCCTTTAGACCCTGACAAGACTTTTGCTGATGATCCACTTCGTATGTTACGTCTGATTCGGTTTTTTGTTAAATACAATTGGAAGATTCCTCTTAATACTTTGAAGGCATTAAAGCGTAACGCGGATCAGTTGAAGAATATCTCAAATGAACGTATTCAAGATGAGTTTGACAAGATTCTCAAGACTGATAACGCAGGGCGTGCTTTGAAGTTAATCAAAAACTCAGGTCTAAACAAGTCAATGTTTCCTGAAGTTGAGATTACTACTGAAAAGATGAATCTTATTCAAAAGGCGTCTGACCCAAGAGTTAAGATTGCTATACTATTCCACGATCTTTCAAAGGGTCAAATCGAAGCGATTCTAAAGAGATTGAAATACCCCAACGATGTTGTTGGTAAGATTGCTAACGCGGTTACTTTACAATCATTTTTCAATAACGGTGAGTCGGATAAGCGTATTCGTCAGTTTAGACGGATCGCTGGCAAGAACGCTGACGTTACTCTACAGTTGATTGACGACCTCAACCTATCCGTTGATGTAGATAAAATCAGAGATCGATTACAGCAGATGAAATCAACTCCAATCAAACCACCTGTGAGTGGACAAGATTTGATTAAGATGGGGATGAAATCCGGACCTGAGTTCAAACAGATTTTGGATAAAATTCAAGATGTATTTGAAGAGAACCCAAACGTCTCCAAAGAAGAGTTGTTACAATTGGTGAAACGATAATGATAAAATTAAAATCAATTTTAAATGAATCCGTTGAGGATTACATTAAAGTATATCACGGCGGTAAAAAATGGAGTAGATGGGATGCTTCAGTATCAGCACCAAAAAAAGGAAGGTATGAAGCGGGTGCTGGGATTTATACGACAACAAATTATGAAACCGCACAGAAATATGGCCGTGGTTCGAATGTTGTATCCATTGTATATGTCGATAAAGATATTACTCTAGCGGACGCAGTTGATATTCCCATAGAAGATGCTGTTAACTTTGTCAAGTTATATATTGGAACCAAGAACCGACGAGACTTTTTAGATGCAATTCAAAAATCATATGACCGTATGGGTAGACTTCCAGCATTCATAATGTTGAACATGAGTGTGAATTTAGAAATTGGCGGTAAACAAGCTATGGAGGTTATGAAGTTTGTAGTAGAACACGGTGTTGACGCTTCGTTACAATCTCAGTCAGGTGAAGAAGAATGGTTGGTAATTCACAACCCTGAAATTATAAAAAAGGTGGTTCATACTAAACCTTCTGATATATCGATTGATGACTATATGTTACCCAAAGTGTCTTCTCAAATTACCTCTTGAGATATTGTTCCTCTTCGTCAATCCAGCAGTGTAGTCGTAAACCGCCGGTGGTCATAACCCAACCATCTATTTTATAACGTCCACTGTGGTGAACCCTTCGGTGACAATTGCTGCACGTAGTTAGACTATTCTCCAACGTGTATTCTCCGCCTTTATAACCCTCATTGATTCGGTGTACATCCAATACAACCTTATCATTCTCACCACAGAAAATACATTTTTCAACCCTCTTGCGTAACTTTTTAACATCTCTCATATATATATACATATATACAAAGAAACTAAAAAATTATGAATAATTACTCACTTATAGATTTAATGAAAAATGACTTCTGTTTCGAAAGTTTAAAAGAAGCCAAAGAGGAAACCAAAAAGTCAAAACAAAGTTTAGATTCCACAGCAGCAGAATACAGTAAGAAATATGCTAAAGATATTGAAAGAGGAACACGAAAACGTCAATTGATGTTAGAGAATGCTGGTATTAGAGAAGGGACTCTAGAAGCAGAAGAGTTCTTTAAAGACAGTAACGAATTCATGCCGACTGTTCACACGCCTATTTTGAACATGTTATATTTCCTAACAGGAGAATACGGTGAACAAATCGAAGATGTCTCCGAATTGAAAAAGCTCTATGAAGAAAAGTATGGAAACCTTCAATCTGATTATGAATCTAAGATTGAAGTAGACATTGACGAACTTAATGACTTATCGGAAAACCATGCGGATGGAATTGACGATTTCGATACAGGTGAGAGAGTTCCTCATATGGATAAATATATTTATCAGAACATGGATTCTGGAATGTTCGCCAAATTAAAGAAGTTAAAACAATTATCAAAATCCGACAACCCACAAGAAGCTAAATCAGCTTGGCTGAAATGTATGGATATCTGTGAACAATTCGATCTGGATTTCGAGGATATACCTTGTAAGTATGATTAATCACTTAATCGGCAGATAACTCTTTTCAAATCCTTTTCGGGATCTAGTTTTTATCGTTCCACTAGATTTGTATTCTACCGAATAGTCAGTGACTTTAATAACTTCAACCGACAATGATTTATTGTGTCTTGGGTAATATAACCTAGTCGGTTTTGCATTTGCCTTCCGTTTAAATAAGTTACAAAACAATCGAAACCAAAGCTTCAACTGTGGTATTGTCAACATATCAAGTGGGTATAAATCAATTTTCATTAGTTTTTATATTAGTCGTTATATAGTTCTCACAAAATTCAAGTTCAGACTCAATCCTCATAATTCAACAATTCGTTTCTCCATTTTTTCGTGAGCGGTTTAAAAAATACCATTTTCGGTTTGGAATCTTTAACTACATATCCCTGTTTATTGTAACCGTATTTCTCACAAGCTGCTTCGGGATTCTGACGAGCCAATTTTCCTCTTGCGCTATCTTCCTGTTTCCAGAGTCTCAATGGAGCTTTTCGTATACTATTACCACTCGTCATTCCCATGTATGTCCAATTATCAGCTTTGTAGACTGTTCCGCTACGATACAAGTCACCATCTGCAATGGGTTCAATATAAGTTTCAATTCCAATGAGGTCATCACCATAACGACGTTTCCATTCTGTAGCTCCATCCGTTCTTAACAGACGTAAAGCCATGCTCCCAACATTTTTCATATCAGTAGCATTTGGAATTAAACAAAATCTTGAATTGTTGGCGACCTTGTTACTGTTTTTCAATCGTGAATCTTTAGACCAACCAATATAATCATCACGGCATTTGATAGCCAATACACAACTTGATAAACCAATAGCACCTAACAACTTATTATTGTCGGTTTGGTAGATTAACCAACGGAGATTGCGTGTTGGGCTTGAAACAAAATTTACATATGAGTGAAAATTGTCAATCGTCGACCTGAACAATTCGTTAGTTGCTGGTTGTGTACACAACTGCAAATAAATCGGATAATGTATCTCTTCACTGTAATCTAAGAAGTTCATTATATAGCGTGATACATTTTCCTAACTTGAAGTCGCAGTTTGCCACGTTCGGAGTCAGAGTAACCCAATAAGCGCGGCTCGATTTGTTTATCGATTAATTCTCTTGGAATTTTCATATTATAAAAAGTCAAAGGTTCGTTTCGCGGATTTAAATACACTTTGGATATTTTCCCTTCCAATTGGATTCATAGAGTGTATGAACATTTGTTCAGGCAGTTTCAACTTATTATCGACACAATATTGAACTAGATAATCGGCACAAGACTTGCCTGTCTTCTCTTTGAAAGTACCGTCTGTGTAGTAATCGCTGTAATGTTTGTCTGGATCATACATGGATTTACGATAATGTTCATCCGCCAAGTCGTGGTCGAACGCAACCCACACAGGTACTCCTTTCGTATCAATATACTTTACGAATTCATCATAGTTACACACAATATCCCAAGGAGCGGGTGGCAAATCAAATTGACCACATGCACCTACGATATCTACACCCCATTTAACTTGGGATGGGTTTCGTTCGTCATCAAGAAATAAGAAGCTCATGGTTATACAATACGAAATATATAACTCAGTGTCAACTCATTTTAGACAATAACTTGGCTTATCCTTCGAAAAATCTAACTTTCGAGGTTTTTTATCTAACTGTACCCTTTTTTCTTTGGGTTTGTATTTTCCAGTTAGATTACCGGAACCATCAACATATGATTGTATTTCGTGTTGATATTCGGATCTTTGATAACTGTCAATATATCCCTCTAAATGGTTAATTAGTTCACCTGCAATTTCCGACGGATATTCGTAATGGTTTAGTATCTTATCCACAAAGTCGAATGTTTCATCTTTGCTTTGAGATGCTATTGATTTGAGAACGTCCGACTCATTAATTTCGAGTTGAATTTTACTTTTCATAGCATATATAAATATCATATATATAACTATTTAGGGCAATCTTCTATAATATCCTTTATATAGGAGTTCAAATGTCTTTTTGTTTTTATACTTAATTCATAATTTTTTGTAGTAATGGACGAACTACAGATTTCATGTATTCTGTATCCATAACTCCACCAGCATCTAGACTGTGGCGCCATTGAAATAAAGCATCTGCATGACTTCTTATTACGGGATCGTTTTTAGCTTCATCGTCGTTGGGTGGTTTTATGTAAAGTTTTCCTCCAAACCCATCTTCTTCATATTTCGTAATATGAATTAAGTCACCACCCATTACATTCTTAATCCATTGAACTTCGTCCTGTTCATATTCAGCATATCGAATGTCAGTGACGAAGACTACATCACTTTCAGTATCTAATTCAATCTTGTTTTGTAAAAGGGATGTCCAATACGTTCCATTAGATTGAACACGCTTACACTTACCATATGCTACTAACAGTGGGCGGAAAATAGACTTCTCATCTGGATTATCTGTATAAACATCCAACCCAACCTTATCGTAGATAAAATTCTTAGTATCAGCTTTCAAAGCATCAGCTAAGGCATATCTCATAGACTTTAAATTATATTCTTCTTTTAAAATCTCCGAAGCGATTTTGTAAAAGCTATCTTTACCAGACCTGGCAAAACCTGTCAATCCAATTATTTTTTGCTTCATAGTTTCAATTTTTTAATTTCTTTTTCAGTATAACCGTGTTTCTCCAATATGTTAATCAAGTCGTTTTTGCCTTCATCACACGATACAAAAATACTCAAATAGTCAAAAGCTTCCTTGTTAGAAACCAAGAAAAAGTGAGCCACCAACTCAATCAAACCCTCGTCGAACTTATCTGCGTTCTTTCCTTTGATGAACTTATCAAAAGTTCTTTGTTTTGGAATGATCTCAATAAGAACCGAATACATGTGTTCAGGCGGAAGACTAATCATCTGTTGAGCCCAATTGGCCACAAACAGATAATCGATGTTATACGATAACGCTTTTAGAATCATCCAATTACTCCAAGTCTTTTTATCTTCATCAGACATCTTCTCAAAGTATTTTGGGTCTTGTTCAGATTTGACAGCATTCAAGTGGTCAAACAAACCCAACTTCTTCGGGCCTTTTGATTTCTTGGCTGCTTTCTTCTTAACTGTTTTCTTGGCGGGCATTAGTGATCGAACGAACTGTTCATTCCAGTGTTGTCTCCCCCTACGAAACGTGACGAAACGCCGTTCGTTAGAATTCCACTTGAGTCATCAGCTTCAGAACCATGAGACTTATCAATTCCACCATCTGGAAACTGTGATTCTTTTTTATACTGTTCTCTGAGGTGCTCAACAATCATACTGTCTTCCTCACGTGCAATTTGTTCATCACGTTCAGAATCGGCTTTACGAAAGACAGGCTCTGCATTACGTATAATTGTCTCAATCTTCTTCTTATAGAGTGAGTGTAACCCTATTAATATATCATCAAGAAGTTTAAACTTCTCTTGTTTGTTTTTAACAACGTCTACACTATCTTTCAAATGACTTCTGGATACTTTACCTTCTGATAGAGCAGTGTCTAAGATTGTTAACGCAATTTGATACTCATCATGAGCTGTTAGATAAAACGAAATTACTAAGCTTATAGTAGCATCATCTAAAACCTTTAATTGTTCGACTATTTGATTCATAAAAATATTATAGACCAACGACTTGCGACTCGTCAATTTAAAATAAATCAAATACACTTTTTATAGACCTCATAGCCAAACCTTTAGCCTCATCCAGTGTCACCCATCGAAATTGGTCAACTTCAAGAACCTTGACGTTCTCAGACTTTGCCCAACGAGGAGTGAAATAAGAATTACACTCAAGTTCCTTGAGTTGAATATCCTCATCCGTTTCATATAAAAAAACTTTCAAAAACTTTCGAATCGGTCCTTCTTCGTCACTTGATCTGTAAGAAGTTTCATGAAAGGGCTTTATCTCAGATATAGGAATACGTAAACCACATTCTTCGAACGTTTCTCTCACAGCTGTTTGTTCAATCGATTCTCCTGGGTCAACTCTACCTTTTGGAATTCCCCACCCTTGGTGTGGTTTCATTCCCGTGGGGTGACACAATAGAAACTTGTCGTCCCCTTTAATTAAGATTCCTGATGATATTACTTCTCTCATTTCATTATTTCAATCTTAGACTTTAGAAGTCTGATTGTGAACTCTTCTAGGGATATTTTATTTTCGTAGAAATCCGATGTCCAGTTATCAGCATCCCACCCCAACGGTTCTTTTATAATGATATTTTTGAATTCGTCGGAGTGCAACCACTCTGCGGAAGTCTTTGTTTCGGGTGTCGTTTTAGTTTTCATAGTAGTCAATCTTTGAAGATATACCAAGAAGGCAAATCCTCTGTAGTACTATAAATATCATGTTTATTGTAAAAAAGTCTTTTACCGCTAGTGACACCTCCACAAGATTACGTCTTAAGTTTCTATAAAAGTAGTCGTATCCAGCTAATATCCCACCGTCTTTTACCTTCGGATACCAGATTTTTATGTCATTCATGACCGACCTATTACCATTGACTACCTCAATATATCCAACTGTAAACTTGTAAGTGTCAGGCTTACAACCCATCACAATTCTTTTCAACTGTTTTGAATCGGTTTATAAAAAGGTAGAAGATGTTTTTCAAGGTATGATACACCATCATCTTTGCATAAATCAGGAGTTTCAGAAGTCCAAACCCTTCGTTGATACTTACCGTGTTCAGTATCGTTATATTCTTCGAATCGCATGACAACAGTGGTTCCTCGTTTTACAGAAGGATTGAAATCGTTCCAGTTTTGGCCTTTTTGGAAGATCAATTCTTGTTGTTCGTTTCCGTTCTTTCCGTGTAACTCTTTACTAGAATACAAAGACTGTGCGACCATAGAGATTGAGTTCTTTACAGCATCACGCTGTCTCCATCGAAGATAATTCAACACTTCGCCAAAGTTAGGAACATTAAACGCACGAGCGTCAAAAATCGCCAATGGCAAATTTGGAACATAATTCACAATATCACCCAGACATACTTTGTGTTCAAATACATTATACCCATCAGAGAACTCACCCCTAATATTCTTAATCTGTTTACTATTTTTGTCCCAGTCTTCCATGTCACTGTCAATATTCCAATATCTCCGGCTTCTAAGTTCATTAAACTTAGCAGTTGCCATACTAGCAACAACCGAACACATCTTTTGAATCTGACCACCGAAAAACGCATCGGTTTGGTGTGGCTTGATGTCTACACCCGTCACGGTGAATCCGGCGCGGGAATAGCCTTCGGAAGCCCCGCCTCCGCAACAAAACAAATCGAGGAGAGAACAAAACAGCGCAGGACAATCCTCTGCCTCGCTTCGCTCGTTGTGGATGCCTGGCTTCATGCGTTCTCCAAAGAAATCAGGGGTAGCGTTTGCCCCGCTAGACCATCCGTGGAGTCGGAGAGGTGCTGGCAGATTCCATCGTTAAGCCAGAGATGACTGATAGTTCCGTCTCCGTGAGTAGTCTTG